TTAAGTCCGTGGGCAACTGATGCCACGACTATCCGCGCGATGAGCGCAGCCAAAGCACGTGTCTCGGTTCAACATGGCGGCCAACTCGGCGGCCAACGCCATTGTTTCACATTCCGCTACAACCATTCCGTCACCGTTCCGCACCGTGCCACCCAAAGCGAAGTACGGCGGTCTCAACGTAACGGGCGCCGCCGATGCCATCACCGGTCGCGCATTTAGCTCACGCTGATGGAGCCATTCGGGCATACTCACGTCACACATCCGGAAGATATTACTACAGCAATTTATAAATATTGGCATGACATATGTGCCGCTGCATCATCCGTATTTTCAAGATGACCATCCGGTCATACTTGACGAGATGCAGTTCAAGGACCTGATGGCGGCGGTTGATCCGCGCGATCTGCCGTATCGGAACTACGCCCCACTGGTCAAATACGTCAAATACATCGGCACTGACGCCAACACGATGAAGTTCTATGTGCCGAGCCCAACGCCGCATCGTTATCCCGAATTCGCCGCAATGAACCTTTGGGAAACCTATTTCCAATTTATAGAATGGGACCAGATGCTGCACGATCCGTCAGTGAGCGCATCGGAAGCCGCACGCTTGTTATTCTGGGCGGGTAACCTGCGCTTTCACTGCACTTGCCCAGCCTACAAGTTCTGGGGTTTCCAGTACATCGACACGCAACTTGGCATCGCGATCCATCCGGAGGTGCGCTTCCCAAGTATCCGTAATCCGGAACTTAAGGGTATTTTGTGTAAACACGGTATTCGGTCGCTGAAGGTCTTGCCGTTTCATCTCGGTGATATGGCCAAGGCGATCACCGCTCAGCGAGAGGAACTTTGATATGACATGGGATGTTGCTGCGTGGCTCGTCGGCGCGGGTGTGCTGCTTGGCTGGAATCTTGGCGTCTATGTTGGCACGTGGTTGCTGATCACGAAGTCGGTTCGAGCGCCCGTCGCCACCACTATCAGACAGTCTCGGATTAGGTGAGAGGTGCGGGCCGGACCTGCCCCGGCAGAGACCTGATCTGCGATCGTGCGCATATCTATTTCTGCCACCGCACCGAAAAAGGACCCGCTCGATACTTGACCGAGCGGGTACCTGATGCGGGGCGAATTATCGTGTCTGCAAATAATCCTGCCCAACGCACGGACAGACAGCTACCAAAACGACCTCATGGTAGCACTCTGATGCGTGCGCCTCGCGTTGCATCACGGTCCGACCTATGTATTCCGTCATCCGGTCCCTGTCAACGCGTGCAAACGGGTCCAGCGGTAAATATGAGTAAATTTAGTCGTCAGGTCCCCGCATGCGCCTTTCCGCACTTCGGCTACTAGAGTTCTCTCCCAGCCGCACCGTCTTTAACCACATCCTCAACGACACGACCATCCATATGGGCTTCGAATGCGAGTTCGTCAGCGATAAAGAACCACAGGAAGGGTATAACAACGAGCCCGACTTTAGCCAGTGGGATTGGAGCGACGTTGAAAACAATTGCAACATTTCGAGCCGCCAGCAACGACGCATCAACGCGGCCTTTCAAGAATGGCGCAGCGAACAGGCCGATAAAGCCCTGCGAGACCTTTGGGATCGCAAAGGCGAAGACTACACCAAAGACTGGCTCCGCGATAACGACTACATCAACGACGAGAACGAGGATGAGGTGGACGAGGACGATCTCGTGCGCGAACACGAGGACGAGGCGCGCGAGGCATTCAACGAGGAATATCGCGATGATGTCGAAGATGACGCCGGTGATATGGACGACTTCATTAGCGATCAGTATGGCAGCACCGACCGGTTTATGTATGAGTTTGACATCGAATATTACGGCGATGAAGACCGCGAAGAGGAGGTGACTTCGGAGACGGTAAATCGGGAAATCGCCGACGATCTGGAATCCTGGACCGGCTATCCGGCCTACAGCGACGGTAACAGCGGCATGGACTACTGGACGGTGCAAGATGACGTCTCAATCGACGGCGGGGGCTACATTGGCGTGGAGATCGCCAGCCCGGTGTTCGCGCCAATTTCGGCCGGGTTGAATATGATGCAAAGAATTTTCAAATGGATGCGGCGCAACTCCTACGACACGAATGACTCGACCGGCCTGCACGTCAGCTTCAGCATCGCAGGCAAAAGCGAAGCCGACTACGACTTCCTCAAGATGATGGTGCTGTTCGACGAAAACTACACCGCTGAGCTATTTGATCGCTTAGGCAACGGATTCGCGCAGCAAATGCGCGAAGTGCTAGCGAGCAACTTCTCCCAGTCGGCCGACCCCATCTCGACGATGTCTTCGCGCCAAATCGACGAGACCATCTCGGCGTTGCGCCAATTCACCGCCAATATGAGGTTTGGTAAGGACCGCATCGGAGTGTCGAAGTACTTTAGCTTCCGCCATCGCGCCAAGGGGGTTGTCGAGTTCCGTGGCATGGGCGGCGATAGTTATGAAAATAAATTCGATGTTATTCGCAATCGCGTCGTCAACATGGCGTTCCTGATGAAGGTGGGCTCGGACCCGACGCTAATGGCGCGGCAATATCTCACGCGCGTTTATCGCATGTTGACCTCGGCAAAGTACAGTGAGCCGGAACTCGGCAGCGGGATGGGACGGGTAGACACACCGCCGATGTTGTCTGGTTTTGCGCAGGTGTTTTCCACCGAGCCGCGCATGGCGAAAGTCGCGCAAACCAACCCGGGGATGTTCTTATCGCGCATTGCCGGCATGCTGTACACGGGCTCACACCTCGACCCGCTTCAGCTTCGGCAATTGCGCTTTTATATCGCGCGCAACAAGTTGACGGCGGAGGCTCTGCGTGCAGAGTTCCAGGACGACACCTTATACAACGCGCTGGCCCACGTCATGCGTTGGCCGATGGTGGTTCCGGGCCAACATGATCCACGTCAGCAGACCCTGCCGTTCGCGCATTCCGGAAATGACCAATCGGGCAACCCGCCGCAACCGGTGCAGCAACGTGAGGTCCCCGACCGTCGGCAACAGAGAATGCACCTATCGCGCTGGTAAGAAAAAATGAAAAGCACCGATCTATTACTCTTTGAGTTCAACGCGTCACGCTCCGTCTTCAAACAGATTCTCCAGGATACCACCATCAAAATGGGCTTCGAGGCCGAGATGGTGACGCCGTATGAGGAGACGCGCAGAACCGAGTTCGACCCGGATGATTATAGCTGGAACTCGCTTCAGTCTTCCGACATTCACATTCCACAGCGCATGATTAATCGCGTTGAAGACCGCTACGAGAATTGGCGGCATGATCAGGCGGACGAAGAACTCGACTCTATGTGGAGGAACGACGGTCGTGACTATACGATCAGGTGGCTTGTTGATCATAATAAGATTGACTCTGAAGATGACGATGACCTCGAAGAACGCATTGGCGAATGGAATGCCGTAGCGCGCCGTGATTTTGACGACGAGGAACGGGATAATGCGCTCGATTCCGTCGGCTCAATCGATGATTTCATTGAGGATGAATGGGGATCGATGAGTCGAATGCTCGACGATTTCGGCGTCGAGTACAGCGAAGAAGAAGAGATCGAGCCGGAGGACGTCTATCGGGAAATGGCCGATGATCTCAAGCGCATTGTCGGCAAGCCGGTCAAGGTCTTCAACGATTATCATCAGGACGAGAAAAATTATAGCCGGTGGTATATTGAACCAGACTCGTCGATCGCAGGTGAAGGTAATATCGGCGCCGAGGTGGTGAGTTCCGTCTATACGCTAGCCGACGGCCTTGAGGCCATGGAGGAACTTTTCGACTGGATGCGAGAGAATTACTATTCAACGAATAGTTCCACGGGCCTGCACGTCAGCTTCAGCATCGAAGGTATGACTGACGAGAACTACGATATTTTGAAAATGATGGTGCTGTTCGATGAAAATTATACCGCTAAGCTGTTCGATCGGCTGAATGCAGGATACGCTAAGCAGTTGCGCTCTGTGTTGTTCGGCAAGTTTGAGTCCACCCCAAATCCATTGGAAGCGATGTCGTCGCGGCAAATCAGTGAGACAATCACCGCACTGCGACGGATCACAAAGAACTTTACGTTCGAAGGATACGCCTTCGGCGAGGCAAAATACTTTAGCTTCAACCATCGCGGCGACGGTGTGTTCGAGTTCCGCAGTATGGGCAACGGCGGCTACGAACGCCGCTTCGATATCATTCGCAAACGCATCATCAATATGGCCTATCTCATGAAGATCGGTTCAGACCCAAACTTGATGGCCCGCGAATATCTCGGGCGCGTCTATCGCATGTTGACCAGCGGGAAGTTTCAGGATGATAATCTCGGCAGTGGTGCTGCCGGTCGTAACGCGCCGCCGATGATGCTGTCGGCATTTAAAAGCTTTTTTGTACGTGATCCCGGCCTGCTCAGACTTGCTGATTCGGCACCGATCTACTTTATCGCTCGGTTGCTGAGGAATTTTCGCGGCCAGCAGGTCACACTGTCGCCGCTGGCTGCGCGACAACTGCGGTTTTACGTCGCGCGCCACAAACTGACGCCGGCCGAAGTCCGTCAGGAGATCGGCGACGACGATGTGTATGATCGTTTTGCTGCGGTGATGCGCTGGCCCTTGGTCGTGCCGGGCGAACACGACGAGCGACAGGGCGCCTTAGGGTTTGTTCAGCCGTCTGTGAAAGGCATGCGGCCCGCACGGCCGCCCGTGGCGGATGAACAACAAACCTCACGGTCGCGTTTCCAAGACGAGTTGAACTTGCCGCCCGGCCGATTCAATCGGTATTCGCTGCACACTGCCGGGAGCCGTCGCTGGGGTCCGAGGTTCTCAGATTAAATGGTCTTTGATGCCAAGCTGCTGGGGTGTCGGTGGCGCGCTCGTCACCGCCACCTTGTGGCGACCCTTATAAACCGTGAATGGACCTTGTGGATCGACGCTATGGATGTTCAGGTCGATCGAGTACTCCGGATAGTCGTCGTTCTGATACATGTCCGGCGTGCTGGTCGCGTACCAACCGCGCTGGGTCAACATGCGGATGCATTTTGCCGCGCTGTAGAGGCTGGTCATACCGCGCAATCCTTCCGCAACCGCTTTCCCACCGTCAATCACCTGCTTGATCAGTTCCGGCGTCAACGGAATGATCTTCATGATGTCTTGCGGGTCGATACTGCCGTTCTTTTGAAACCACGAGTTGCCGTATAGGCCGTTTTCGGGGTGTGGGTCTGGCGCCAAGTTCTTCGGATTCTCGCGGACACAAATAATAACATACGGTGACGGCGTTGGCGGTTTGCCGTTGTAGTGCTCCCATTGCATTTTAAATGCCCAGCGCACTGCCGCCGTGAAATCCGACATCAGATAAACATTACCGCGTTCGCCCAATTGACGACCAAAGCCGGTCTTCCAGCGACGCTTGTGGTTGGGCTCGATGCCGTTCTGTTCGATCGACTTCAGCCGATGGCGCGTGGTGACATGAAAATACACTTTGCTGCTCGCTTGCGGCTTCTGTGGCGCGGGTTCCGCCGCGTTTTCTGCGTCAGGCTCGACATCTTCGAGAAGTTCTAAGTAGCGCATAGATGATCCTTTCCAGTATTTAGATAGAATGGCGCGCTTTATTCAAAAATAGCCACCCACGGCCCTTTCATTACCACCGGCGGAAGACTGCCGGTACAGGCGTCGAAAGTAAGGTCTGGTGGGTAAGACGAGCCAGTCGTCGGGTCATTGCCGTCCGCCATGAGATTCCAACCATCGGCGCCGCCCGCTTGTCCATAGCCGTATATGAAGTCATCCGGATCATTACCGGCCTGAACTGTGTTCCACACCAACGGGTATGTCCCGGAAACAACAACATCTGCATATTCGCCGAGAAAAACCCACGACTTATCTCCGTTGATGAACAGCCGACGCGTGCCCAAATTGCTGTAATCAATATACGCCTGATCCATGCGAAGATCACCGATGCCCCCCTCGCTCGGTGCCGATAGCTTCGACGTCACGGTCCATTGCTCGGGGCTTGGGAACGGCGTGGTCGTAAAACCCGATACAAAACCGATGCTTCCAGACGCGCCCCAAGTTGGTGAACCCGCTGCAACTTGATCGTTTACATAAAGCGCATAGGTTTGTGCCTGGGTATCGACAGAGAATAACACCTGATATTCGATCGTGGGAGATGTGACACTCCAGGTGCCTGCAAATCGCAGGGTATCATCGACGTCGTGTAGTGAAATGCTGATCGTGGTCGGCGAGAAATCCAGCATGACACCATAGGCGGAAAGAGCCTTAGGTGACTGGATGTGAACGCTCTTACAACACCACACACTGATGCTAAACTGTGAAAAAGTATCTGGGAAATCGGAGGACGCGTAAAAACCATAGGAACTATCCGGCTGCTCGAAGGCGTATAGTGAGACCAGCTTCAGTTCCGGTGTCGGCGGTGGTGGTGAAACATTGATCGTCACCGTCTGCGTCGCGCTGTAGCCCGGTGCCTGCGCTGGGCTCGGCATCGCCTCGGTGGCTGTGTAAGTAAATGTATCGGTACCAGACCAACCGGCGCTCGGCGTGTAACTGAACGATCCATCAGAATTAAAAGTCAGACTGCCATTTGACGGTGACGTGGTGTGTGCAAACGATAGGCTGGCGAATGGCCGATAGGTAAAATCCGTCGCCCCGCCTGAGCCGGAGCCAGTTGGACCAAGGGCGCCGACTTGGCCAGAGACGGTGGCGTTTAGCGTGGTATTTCCGTCTACAGAAAATGTATGATCCGATGTGGTCAGAAACGAGAAAGGCGACATCTCAGTTAGAATCGATTTCGCCCAGCGTAATGGACCGCCGATGAGCGTCAGAGCACCGCCAGTACCATGGTTGGTGGCAAACGCCGATGGCGAATCACCCGGCTCTGTGTACAAATTAATTTGCGCCGATGGATAGGTTGCTGGATCAACTTGACGGAGGTCCGAGTTGATAAAGTTACGGCGATACGCAGCGTTGCTAAGATCATTATAGCCCTCCGCCACCCATAGCGATATGAGGGCACCACCACCAATGCCTCCGAACGGGATACCAGTTACGTGCCAATCCGCTGCGGCCGTGTTCCGGATCGGATTACTGCTATGCCAGATACCTTCGCCGCTCTGGGGCGGGAAGACCGTTGCAGGACTATCATTAATATAAACTTGGAGCGTTTGAGTGCTGGTGTTGACGGACACCATCAGACAGTACGCCGCCGTTGGCCCGACCGGCGCTGAATCATAGTTCCATGCGCCATAAAAGATCGGGTTACCGTTGGAGTCCAGCAAGTCGATGTGATCGACGCTCAAAATGAGGCCACCAAAAAACAGGCTCCCCGAGAAAGTCGTCAGGAGCATCGTGTTGTTGATCAGACCGCCTGAGTAAGCAGGCGTTGTCACCCAGGCGCAGGCTGTAAAACTTGTCAGCGGTGTGGAGAAACCAATGTTGCCTGTTCTCACGAGTTCCGGAACCCACGCGCGATCGATGCACACCTTCGCGTTCGTACCCGACCCGCCGGATATGCTCCATGCATTGGCCAACCCTGTCGGCAAAGTCGTGTAATAGCCCACTTGCGTCATCGACAGGCCGGTGATCTTGCCACCGCTGACTGACGTGATCATCGCCTGCGCTTGGGTCGTGTACGTGCCACCGGTTAAGGTCACGATCGCGCCGACATCTCCGCTAACGAAACCGGTACCGGTGCCTGGGGAGCCGGTCGATATGTCGGGCAACATGTTGACGACCGCATAGGTGTTTTGCGAGCTATTGGTGGGATTGACGGTGTCGGACAGCCCAACGACCTGTTGAATAAACGTCGTCATGGTTGAGTTTAGGCACCCCAGGACACATTGAGACTGAGCAGCGCGTCAGTTGGACTGTTGGTCGTCCCGGTGATGACGGCCGCTATTGCTTGTCCGGCGGTGAAGGTATTTGCGGCGGTAGCGTTGGTTGTCGCTGGCGTAGAACTGTTTACACTGACCGCAGCGAGACCCGTGACATTGACCCCCGCGATCTGAACCGCCACCGTAAACGAACCACTGGCCGTGAGATAGGTCAGCGAATTGATCGTACCAGCATACGGAGGGTCGAAACAGAAATACGTGGTGTCATTCGTAACCACTGCCCCCGACGACCACTGCATTTGCATGCGAACCGCCGAGCGCTTTGGACCGGTCGGGCCTGTAGGTCCAAGCAAGCCTTGAACACCCGATGATCCGGCCGATCCAGTGGGGCCTGTGGCTCCGGCTGGCCCAGTTGGTCCAACTGCACCTGTCGGACCAGCGATACCCGCCGCCCCGGTCTGGCCTGTGGCTCCGGCTGGCCCAGTGGGACCGGCCAACGTAAGCAACTCCGGACGCGCGGCGATCGTCAAAACGCCTTCAAAAAGCGTGAGGTTAAGGCCGAACCCTGCCTGAATGTTGCGCAGCTTCAAGGTCGCGGTGCCACCAACACGCTGCAATGACTCAAACAGTTGCGTGCCGTACACTGGCACCTCAAGCGAGATGCCGGTCAGGCCCCTGTTTTCAACAAGCGTGTTGGGCAGATAGGTCTGCGTGCCACTACGCGGCGAGATACGGCCTGAACGAAGAGAAGGCATACTGAACCCTGTAAGCGTCTACTCGCCTATTTAGGGCTCAGCCGCCGGTTGTAACTAGCTGGGGATGATGATGACACCTGGACATTTGGGGAAGCAACAGGCCGTCCATGCGTGAGACGGCCTGTGAGCCCACGGCACGCCGCAGGCGGGTGACACGACTATTTACCAATCGCTGCTGCTGGACTCTGTCGATCGATATATTTTGAAAGAGGGTCCGCCCATCGCCCGAAGGACCGCATCCGACTGACGGAGCCGGTAGCCGACATCCGCGAGCCGACCATCGTAGTCGTGGCGTATGCCGATCTCCCCGTTGCCGATATAGCCGCCGATGTCCTCATCGGCGATGCCCAGCGCGGACATGATATCGAAGTGGATCGCCTTGCTTCTGGCCCAGACCCACAAATTGCCATCGCCGTCCAAGATGAACCGTCCGGTCGGTTCGCTCCAACGTGCCAGCAAACTTTTTAGTTGGGCGACGCTCGGATTTTCCACGACATCGACAGAAAAAGCACGCCGAGGATCATCGACGGTGGCGTGATGGACGCGACCCTCGTCGAGGCATTCGTTTTCAATCAGGTCGATCCACTGTCTGAGCATGGGCATATTTAGCACTTTCCTCAATTGTATCGTTCGCAATGACTTCCTGGGGCGTCATTGCGCGCCGCGTTCGACGGCATGGACCGCGAATGACAATGCTGATATCGCCCGTCTCGACGTAACGCCGAATTTCAGCGGGCAAGGTGGCCAGCGCACGTCTGTAGCCGCTACCTCTGATTTTGGTCGCGTTGTTGCCGATCACACGTTTTGAGTTCGGCGAACTCATCGTGATGTAGACATAGCCGTCCGCCATACGCTTCGCGATGAGTGCGCAGAACATCTTCTCTCGTGCAGCATTCGACCACCCGATCGTCACGCCGCTCGCTAATTTGCATGTTGTCAGCGTTGAAATTTCTCCTTCAGACGATCGTAGGCCGCGCCCAGTGCCACAAAGGCGCTCTCTGAGCCTCCAGGTGCGTCAGGATGGCGAGTCCTCGCCACCCGTCTGTAGACGCGGGAAAGCTCTCTTAGCGTCTCTGGCAGCGCTTGCAAGCCCAGCACGGCAAGATCAGCAGACGGTGGCTCCGCCGAGGCTGTCACAGTGCGACGTTCTTCGGCGGCGGCCCGCCACTTGGCCTCTGAGCCGAAGCCCTCCCTGCTCGGATCATACCGATGCTTGTAGGCCGCTTCGGAAAACGCGTTCCGTGAACGTTCCTTCCTGCGCCGTTCGCGCTCCTCCGGATCAAGCCGACGTGGTGCCATGATCGAACCTGATGTTCGTCTGCGCCCGGCGAAGATTGGCCTGGGCCGCCCGCACCAGTTTCACCGCTTCCGGAAGACCCCGAAGATCACTGGCCAACATGGCTGTTACCGCTTGATCAAGCGCCGAGCCAGCGTTGATCAGCACGTCAACAGCCGCGCGATCAGTCACGGATTGCTCGCCCGGCTGCCGAGCAGTCGGCTCCTGCTTATCAGGCCGAGCCTGCGCCGTTTGCGTGGCTTTGCTTTTGGGCGCTGGGCGCTGTGGCTTTTGGCCTCGTGGCGGTTCGGTCTTTTCCGACCGGCGCCCCCCAGACTGCTGCCTCGGTTTCGCCGCCGCCTCTTGGTCCGCGCTGATCGCCACCGGTGGCAAAATTGGCTGGAACTGCGGCACGATCGCTTTCAGATGCTTGCAGTTCCGCCAGCGTTTCCACCCCGGGCAGTCACAGCCCCAGGTTCCATCAGTCTTCCGCCGCGCCACCGTGTAGAGCCGATTGGACGACGCAGACTCGATAAGCATGCGCAGTTCCCACTGCGCACTGTCCGGCAAAATTTGCACGCCGAGACGGCGGGCGGTCTCGCGTACCAGTGTCAGACTCGTGCCGCTCATCGGGCAAACCTCCACTCACGTACCCAATATTACCGGTTTGTGCGGGTTTGTCAACTAATTAGCGTCGGCGAGCTACGTCCCGACCGCGCTCCCATCATCCGGCCAGTGGAACGCGCCGACAGGATCATGCACCCGGCAGTGGCTACAGAACGTGACCTCGTAGAATTTAGGATCAGCCGCAAACGTTTCCGCGATCGCCGGAGCCATTCGCGTCGTCAGACCGCAGCGATCATGGCGATAGACGTGACGCACCGGTCGAACAAAGCCGCGTGCCCGCGTAGCGGCGTCGAGCACCCAGTAGTCGCCATAAAGACCGGTATCATCCAGATATTGCGGCGCTGGCGCTGAATCAGGCAGCGCCGGCGGCCGTCCCGACAGGGTGGTCTTGGTCATCGCGTCCCGAGATTAAATTACAGGATGTATTTATGGATTTCTCAGGGGCGTTGACGCCGCTTCAGGGCGTGGCTAGTATTGTTGGGCTAACCCCAAGGGAGCATCAATCATGCAGCGTAAAGCCTATCGTCAGGGTGACGTTCTACTAGTCGAACTCGCACCCGAAGAAAAGATTTCGGGGTCACCTATACCGGCCGACAATCGGCGATTTATTCTAGCAGAAGGTGAACAGACGGGCCATCATCACGCAGTCGCGGCAACGGCAAACGTGGCTTTCCTTGCCGCTGGGGCGCAACGTTACCTGCGCGTGAACAAATCTGTGGAACTCACGCACCAGGAACATGAGCCACTGGACATTCCCCCAGGGAATTATGAAGTTCGGTTGCAACGCACACCGGCGCCAGGGTCAATCGGCGTGGCACGCGTCTCGGACTGATGTAACTTAACTTAGCGACACTGAAGGGGGCCGGGAAACCGGCCTTTTTTTCTTGATGGCTGTTGATGATGATATCGTTATTGCTGCAAGCAGTTTGGCGCAGCGTCTTGCGCGGCTTGAACGCCCGACGCAAGACCGTGCGCCCGATATAGCGCGGGTCCTCCCCTTATACCGAGCGCTGGGTTTGAAGGAGCCTCAGGTTGAATGGTACACCGGGCAAAAGGTGCTGTCCCCCGCTGATGCTGACTTGCCGGTACGGGTCATGGACAGACTGTTGTACAACCTCTGGTTTAAACTCGATACGATCGAACCGGTCGTGGAACGTCTAGGCTATGACAAACGCGAAAATTCATTTCAGCTTGCGCTGAACAAGGCGCGCATATTCAACCAATTTAAATTAAAGCGAGCAGGCGGCAATACGCGGGCGCGGCCACTTTGGACGCGTACGCTCGACAATATGATCTCCCGCTTTGACGCCATACCGCTCGTATTGTTCGATGTTGCACGGCAGCGAGGCGTAGCGATTGATCCCCGCGTTGCTGAGATCGCGCGGCTCATCGACTATCTGTTGCAGGATGTGTTCGCAGTGCTGATGTTCGAGCGTTGGTGCTTGGTGTTTCCGAGTCCGACGCGCGTTCGTCTGAACGTGATGCACGCCCTGTCGTCGGACAGTGGACCCGCCTACGAGGACGCATTCGACAAGCTGTACGCGATAAATGGTACCGCATTTCCCTTGTTATCATTTGAAATGCTGCCAATGCTCAATCGTCAGCGGCGCGAGGCGCTGATTACGTATCGCGGCTGGGATGCCTTTTTCAACGCAACGCCGAGCGGTAACAAATGGATGATCCAGCGTGACCGTTTTGGTGAACTATGGGAAATACTCTGCGGCGCACAAGTGTTTACGGTCGTGCGCGTGACAAACGCGACACGGGAGCCGGACGGCAGCTATCGCCGCTACGTACTGCCGGTCGATCGCAACTGCCGACCGTTACCTGATCCGACCGATCCGCTGCGGCGTCCAGGTCCACGACAGGAGCGCACCGCGCTAAACGCCGTCGCCAGCACATTTGGAATGACCGGCGACGAATATCGTCGGATACTCGTCGCCCAGTCCTAGCCTCATGCCGCCGACAACAGAATCAGGCCGTCTGGAACCGGGCAACGTAGCTGCCCGGTTCGCAGCTTGTTGACGACGAGCCGCAGCGCCGGTGCCAGTGCGGCGGCTTTGAAGGGTTTACGTAGACAAGCCTCGCCGACGCTGTGGCCGAGCACCGCCTCAACGTTGCCGGTGGCGTAGAGAATGCCGAGGTCGCCATCCAACTCTCTGAGACGCACGGCCAAATCGGTGCCGAGATCACCGTCGGCTAAGCGGACATCCACAATCGCAACGTCGGGCTTTTCCTGCACAGCCAACGACACGGCTTCAGCGATATTACAGGCAATCCCGCAGACAATGAACCCGTCTAACACCAAACGGTCCTCGATCATGTCCGCAATGATAATATCGTCTTCGGCGATCAAAACTTTCAGCATTTGCGTTCACTCTTGAAAAAAAATCGGATGTGGCTAGTTTGCCCTGACCCCTGACCATTTAGACCGAAGGCGACAACATGCAAGAGCGTTTAGTTGAGCGCACGTCAGCGCTCCAGATCGCCGTCGCGGACTTTAGCGAAATTGCGTTACAAGAATTCGACCTCGGCTCAATTTTAGCGGCAGCGGCTCGGATGTGCGCCGAAACACTAGAAGTGCCCTTTTGCAAAATACTGGAGTATCAAACGACCTCGCGCTCATTTTTGGTCGTCGCCAGCTACGGCTGGGAGATTTCCGGGATGATAATCACGCCGACAAGCCAAGATGACCCTTCTGGGCGGGCCTTCCTCACAGGCAGGCCGTTCTGGAGCAATGATCTCTACGAGGTTCGCCATGGTTTTGCGCTCAGTGGACCCTATCTCGATTACAAGATTGTCGCGTCGGCTAATGTTCTTATCCCCGGCCAGAGGGGAGAGCGGCCGTTTGGTGTGCTGGAAGTTGACAGCCCGGTGCATCGCGATTTCGACGAACGCGACATCCGCTTTTTGCAGAGCTTCGCAAACATCATGTCTCAGAGCATCACCAGCCACCGCACCGTCGCGATTTTGCGCGACGCGTTGATCGAACGTGAAGACCTGCTTGAGCAGAAAGAGACTTTGTTACAGGAACTACACCACCGTGTGCGTAATAATCTGCAACTTGTCTACGGCCTGCTCATTGACTCAGACCGTCTGCAACGCGAGATTTCGACCGAGGCCATCGCCCGTCGTGTACTAACGCTAGCACAAGTGTACGATCACATGTTGCTCCAACAACCCGGTCCGTTCACCATCAATCTAGGCACCTATATCGCCGCGTTGTGCGAGGAGCATAGACGGGTGGTGGCTGCCCGGCAGATTACCATTGACTGTGACTGGGTTCCCGTAGTGGTTAAGCTCGAAGCGGCGACGTCTCTCGGTCTGGCGGTCAACGAGTTGCTGTCGGTCAGTGCTGCGCATGCGCCAATCGGCGGAGTGATCACGGTGCGGATCGGCTCTCCATCGCCCGGTGCGGTATGGATATCAGTGCATGATCACGCCCCGCTTGATTCGATAGGGGCCGAAAGCAAACGCAGCGGCATCGGGCTGGTCCGTCGTCTGGCGAAACAGACACGAGCATGGGTTGACGTCAGTAATGACGACGGTCGAATGGCGATCATAAAATATGATCAAGCAGCGGATAACCTTAGCAAGACCGCTTGAGCGAGGCGACACGTGATCAATAGGCCGAAGATCGCTAGCGATCGCATGTTCGCCGCTCTCGCGGCTATCACGGTGTGGCTGGATCGATATCCGGCTGTCCGTTGGCTAGTCGCGCTGACCTGCTGTGTCGGAACGCTCGCGGCGAGTCCGGGGCACCAGTCACTGGTGGCTACCATGACCGCGATGCTTGCAATGATTTTGGGCTTCTTCCCAGCGTGGCTCGCGAGTTGGTTCGGCACCTTGAGTGCAGAGTGGCTCACTCGGTCGCCAGTTGATAGCGCGACTATAGGCAAACTCGCCACATTGTTTGCGATCAGCGCATTGGCAGCACTGCTCAACTACGCCGTACGAATGAACATCGCGATGACAACAGAGCGGGCCACGAGCCTGAAGGAAACGCGCGAAATTCAGAATGTGCTGGAAAAACAAGCGGTGGAGAACGCCGAACTCGCTCATGTCTTGATCGAAGGAGTCCACGATTACGCGATTATCATGCTGAGCAACGACGGCACGATACAGAGTTGGAATCTAGGGGCGCAGCGTATGAAGGGGTGGTCGGCTGAAGAGGTTATCGGCAAGCCGTTCGATATTTTCTACCCGCAGGAGGAACAAGCGGTGGGAGAGCCGGCGCGGGCATTGGCTGAAGCACGGCGTCTGGGCACGTATCACTGCGGCAAGGGGCGGCGAATCCGCAAGGACGGGTCAATCTTCTGCGCCGATGTTACGATCACGGCGCTGCGTAATCCCGACGGTAGCCAGCGCGGATTTGCCAAGGTAACGCGTGATATCACCGAGATTGTTGAGGCCGAAGACCTCGTTGCACAGAATGAGCGAGCCGCCGCGCTCGGGCAGTTGGCTGCTGGCGTCGCACATGACTTTAACAATGTTTTGCAAGTGGTGTCCGGTGGTGCCGCGATGATCCAGGAAAACCCATCAAGTGCTGAGATCGTCTCCCGCTGCGCGGACCGGATGATTCGGGCCTCCGCCAGGGGATCAGCCATTTCGGGGCGGCTCCTCGCGTTCGCGCGGCGAGACGTGCTGAGGCCGGACGGTCTGAACGTGCGCAGCCTATTCGACAATATCTTTGATCTGCTGCAACCACTACTTCCGTCGAATATCACGGTGCGTACGATGATCGCCGACGAACTGCCTCCGGTCTCGGCTGATCAATCAGCGCTTGAGACCGTGCTCGTCAATCTTGCGACCAACGCCCGTGACGCAATGCCGGACGGTGGTACAATCATGTTCAGCGCCCGGCAGACATCTCTTGGCATTGAAAATAATTTGGACCTGTTGCCAGGGAGGTATCTGTGCATCGGTGTGCGAGACACTGGTTCCGGCATGACACCCGCTTTGATTGCACGGGTCACAGAACCCTTTTTCACCACCAAACCTAAAGGGAAGGGCACTGGTCTCGGCCTGTCGATGGCAAAGCGTTATGCGGAGAAAGCCGGCGGCAAGCTGCAAATTGAAAGCGAAGTAGGGGCGTATACGGAGGTGACCCTATGGCTGCCGGCCGCGTTAGGTTTCGCCGCCAGCGCGCCGTCGGAGCATTTGCCGCTGGTGCGGCCCACAGTGACGCCGCGTGTGCTGGTCGTCGAGGACGATGATCTTGTGCGTGAGACAATGCTTGCCTCGATGGAGAGCGCGCGGATCAACTCGGTTGAGGTGCGCAGCGGGGAAGATGCACTGGCACTGTTGAAGGAAGGCAACATGTTCGACGTGCTTGTGGCCGACTTTTCGTTGCCGGGCATCAACGGCGCGCAGATGATTCGCGACGCCCAGCAGATAACCCCTAACCTACCGGCACTGTTAATCACGGGCAACATCGGTGAAGTTCTGTTCCGTGGTCACGAGACGCCTCGCTTCGGGACGTTGCGCAAGCCGTTCTCACCGGCGCAATTGATCGAGGCCATCACCGCGCTGGCTCTGCGCGAGATTTAAAGCCCGAGATCGCGGGCGAGGGCTTCTGTATATTCCGGATCGATTAAACGACGGGCGTTGAACCGGCAGTCGCCGCGCGGTACGGCTAAGACCACATAGGGTGCAATCTCCGCCAGTACGCGCGGCGGCGCCTCCATAGCCTCGGGCATCTCAGCTTCGGCCACGATAAAATGTTTACCGTTCGCCCATATCGGTAGATCGATATCCCACTGAATGTCGGCATCGCGGACCGACACGCGCTGCTTGTAGATTGACTCGGTGGTAAACTCTGTTAGGGAATAATAGTCATTGGCCGAAATCGGTGTCTCGATCTCAATCGAGCGACCGTTGGCCAATTTTTGCTTATACGTGAAAGTGAATTCTTCTTGCGTTGCTGACCGTTTGCGCCGTATGCGCGTCTTGCCATTCAAGTAGTGCTGTTCGATATTGAACCATCCGTATTTTCGCTTGAGTCTGCATTCGAGGTCTTCATCCCAGCAAACGATGAACTTCTTTTCATTCTCGATCATAAATGCTCGCTTGAAAGCGTCTGAAATTGTAACTTCGGCGGCTTGCGGGACCGGGTCGCGCAAAACTACAGCCTACCACTCCGTTCCTGCCACGTTACGCGATTGCCGCGCCCCTTGACGAGCGGCAAGTAGCCGTCATCATGTAGATAGATATAAATCCAGGCGGAAATTTGCTGGCCGTTAACGATGACCGGTCGCTTCTTACGTTGATACAGGATGCCGTTACCCTCAAGAACATCAAGGTCTTTCATGGTGGCTGCGTCCACCTTATAAAGTTCGCCGGTGACGCTACGGCCGCCGGAAATAATGGCCGGGAAGGGACCGCAGTCGATCAGGTCAAATTCTGGCAGGGTCCGGCCGCGTCCGACGAATTCGGCGGTGCCGAGCACGTGATGATTCGCGAAACCTTGTTTAAGTGATCCATAGACGAACACCAACTGGTTGCTTGGCAGTTGTCGCCGTTGTGCTGGGAGCGCTCGCTCCGGTGCTTCAATTACTGAAATATGATTGCGCATGCGCTAGGCCATAATGAAAGTCGTGCTTTGGTCGATGGCGACAGCCGAGACCAGCAGCGCCAAGGCGACCTGTGTCATTTTGACGCGCTGATTGGCGATGCCGCCCGTCATGACGGCCAGCGCCGCCTGGGTGATCCGAACGTTCTGCGCGCCGATGCCGCCCGCGAGGACTTCTTGCACAGCCTGAGAGACACGTGCGTTTGGCGTCCCCGTTGTCAGCACCTCGCTGACAATCTGCGTCACACGCGCGACGGACGAATCGGCTGTGCCGGCGCGAATGCTGGTGCTCAGCGGACCGATCGCGGCAGTCATTTGGGCGCTGTAGTATTGCGCGGCATTGATTTGCGCGAGCAAGTTGACGATGGAGATGGTTGCGCGCGTCGCGCTGCGCTGTTGCATAACGCCGACGCTGGTCATCGCGCCCATGCCCGCCATTCCGGTCGCGTCATTCGCCATTGCAAGAACCCCGCTGCTAAAGCTATTTAGCGGCGTACCTGCTGCGCCTAAGATTTCTCCTCAACCGTAAGCCTCTACTAAAACACGAATAAATCGTCGGAGCTTTCCTCGCTAAACTTATCGGTCTCATTGCCATACGCGTCCCAGCCGTCGCGTCTCGCTCGCGCGAACATCTCAAGATATGGTCCTCCAACCAGCCGTTCGATCAGACCAATGATTTCGTCAGGCTTCCGACTGTGTTCGCGACGCGGCGACAGCACCGCCTTCTTTACATCCTTTGCAAGGCGTTGTGGGCGTCCTTTCGTTGCCAAAAGACAAAGTTCAGGGCCACTGCGTGTCCAATAACCTAATCCTGTGAAGAGCCCGCTGGATTTGGCATTCTGTTTGAGCCAGTAAAAGCCGATCGTGCGAAACTTAAATCCCCATGCCGCGACGAGGTCTAGAGCTTCCGGCAGCAGCGGATCGCAAGCCCACAAAAATAATACACAATCATCCGCCGCCCAGTTTGCAACCGGAAGCGCCTTCAGCGCCTCCATCGACATTGTCGGATAGTGTTGGATCGCCCCTCGCTTATTGCCTTTCGGCGAGCGGGTCGCAAAATGCCACGGAGGATCGGCAAGGATGACCCTGTAGTGGTGCGGCAACGGCGTGTCGCGCTGCTCAAAATCACATTCTAAAATGGCACCAGACTTTCACGAAAATAACTTTCTAGTTGATCGCGTTGTGCTAGCGCAATTAAAAATTATTCCGCCCAGGAGGCGCGTGCACGCGGAGTTGACCTCGCAACGCCGTGAGCGGCTTGACAAAATAAGTTCCGTGGTTGATCGTGAACTCGGCAATTGTTCGGTGAACACCGTGGAGCCGTTTCTGCTCAGCGACGCGCTACAGCGCTTGGAAACGAACGGCTTCGTGGCCCTAGACGCCGTCGTGCCGGAGGATGAGGTAGATCGCCTACGGCGGATGTTGTACCACCTTTATAATAACAAGATCGGCTATCGCGAAGGCGCACAGTTCGATTCCGTCGGCGATGACAGCGGCGGCGAGGTCCGGCTATTCCCACAAATCATCAATCCGCATCTGTTCGCCCCTAGACTCCTCGACGGGGCGTATTATAGCTTTGCCGAAGATATCGCGAAGCGCGTCCTCGGTAAGTCCGCCCGTTTCAAAGCCGATGTCGCTCTACTCAAACCACCGAAGATCGGTTTTTGCACGCCGTGGCACCAGGATGAGGCGTTCCTCGATCCCGGGTATGACTACCGGGAAGTGAGTATCTGGCTGGCGCTGACAAGTGCTCAAATTGACAATAGCTGTATGAGCTTCATTCCGCGATCACATACATGGCCGGTACTGGAACATCGCCCGCTCAACGGGGACACTAAAAATCACGTACTCGAATGCGTCGGTGACTTCAACCCCAAGGAACAGGTAATTTGTCCACTTGATGCTGGAGGTTGCACGATCCACGTGCCTCGCACCTTACATTACGCCGGCCCAAACGTCTCCGATCAGGAGCGACTGGCGTATGTGTTGATGTTCGACGCACTTCCGGTCAAGCGTCACGATGCGCGCAAGTTCCCATGGCTAGACGACCATGTCACGGCGAGGACGCGGCGCGAGCAGCGTTGGCGCAAACAAGGCGGTCTGATCATACACGCATGGCGCCAGCGCCGTCGCGTACGGAAAGACCGCCTTCTCAGTGATCTAGGACGCGTGGTGGCCGCTATTCGTCGCCTGTAGCAGCCGCAGCGATTCCCAATCCTCAACCCGACGGATCGCTCCGTCGATGAGCGCAATCACGTCCTGTTTGGTCCGCCTAGGGCTGTCGTTGTAATTGATCAACACCTGGGTGTTGCTGGACCAGAAATTCCAGCGCCGTGGCCAAGGCATCGAACGTCGCAGCATCGTCGAGTAAAAGTTATCCACCCCCCGAGCGCTCTTCGTGAAACCGGGATCAGTACCAAAACAAATCTGATCAGCACCAAAACACGCTTGGCGGTAGGCCCCCACGAGACAATATTTTCTATAGCCATCTCGATCATCCCAGAGATGATGCTTAGTCCAACCAGATTGGATGAGCGCTCGGGTGGCGCGTAGAACTGACGATGGCTTTTGTGGGTCATGATGAGTGCAATCGAAGGGCACGATTCTCTCCTCTTGCTAGTAACGCGGCTTTAGTTTTCTTCCGTCTACTTTGCAGCGCGGGCAGACGGTAACTCGAGTTCGAAAGAAACGCCAGCCTTTTTGCTCCGCTTGGCGGCGGCAGGCGTCGATGGTCCTGCCATGAAATATCGTCGGAAACTGTCCTAATAAATGTTCATTCGGGTCGGCGACGTCATAGCTGTCGGACATCGCGACCGGATTGTCGCAGTAGAGCGAGATAGTAGCACTGTTATAGCAAGGCATGTCGTCTCCGAAATTGCTTGACAATCCGATCAAATCTGGTAATATGTGTCCATCAGAGACACGGAGATCAGACATGGCGACCGAAAAGCTGGATGTGCAGGCCGGGCTGATCGAATGGAGCGTGCCGCACATTGATCCCGAAACCGGCGCTCGCGAAGGCGATCGATTGGTTGCTGGACATGCAGTGGCTTTTAGCACTGCTTACGGCCACGAATATACTCATGTTCATCCATTCCCGGACACGGCAGACGGGCGCTCAGCGGCCGAGCGTCTCGCCGCACGTGTTCAGCGCCACCTGGATAGCCATGGAGTAGATGGGCTTGACCTCCGCCATTGGGCAGTCCGCACGATCTACGGCTCTCAAGCCTATATCGACGAAGAGCCGGGGATTGTGTGGCGCGAGCGTGAGGACGCTCTCTATGGCTGAGCGTCCTCTGAGGTGCATCTTGGTGCAGCGGCGCTCATAAGGCCCACATCGCGGCCAGCGCCGGGGCGGCTGCGAGCACCTGCATGACGATCGCCTGATCCTCCGGACGCATCGCCAAGCGCCACCTGCTGGCCGCCTGTGCCGACAGGCGATGCACGCCGTAGAAGCCGCCGGCATCGTTCGCGTGTGTGCTGCGCTCAAGGAATTTCGCCGTCTGACCAGTCCACGCGAGATGAAGAAAGCCGAACACGTCCTGCGTCACCGCCACCGGATCGCGGCACATTTCTTCATACACGACAATTTTAACGTTTGACAGCTTGGCATAGCGATCGATAGCGTTTTCATTGAACGCCAGCCATTGCCATGCAAGCTTCCCGCTCAGCGGCAGTCGGTCGAACTGGACCTGTGTCAACCCCGAGCGTTCCATTGCCTCGCCGTCGATCGCCTTCGTCAGATGTTCAGCGGCGAAGAATCCAGCTTCAGTGCCCTTCAGCGTGGAGAATATCGTTCCGCACGGATGGCGAATAATGAAGACGGTGCGGCTGGTCGGAACGGTCTCCGGGACCTTCGGCTGGCAACCAACGAGCTTGATGGCCGGGCGGATATTTCGGTAGTGGGCCGCCCCAAAGTCATACATCGCGAGATGCCATCCAAGACGATGACCAACCAGCCGGTCAATGCCGTTCAGTGTCTTGGCTAAACCGGTGTGCAGGACGCCTTTCGGACCACGCAACCACGCCTTTCTGTGGAAAGGTTGTTTGGTGGCCGCCCGAACTCCGTTTTCCATGATCCAGCGCGCCAATTGCTCGACGCTGTCGTCGCGATAGCCTTGTATCTCATCCGGTTCGTGGCGATACAAAATGTCAGGATTGCTGTCGATGGTTTTTGCTAGCCACGTGGTGCCAGAACGCGGTGATCCAAGTACCAGCACGCAATTATTCGCAAGGCGTAGAGCATCCCCTGGCTTCAACGTGATTACTCCGCTGTGAATTGCTTGATGACATAACATGGCGAAGCCAGAGTGACAATCCGCTCGCGTCGATTTGGATTATCCTTGGTTACTCAAAATCGCGGGGGCGAACCTAGCTAACAATTCGGTGATCTCGCGCTTGGTCATATCATACGCCTTGGCATATGCAACCAACCCGCCATGAGCATCGATGGCTTGCTGCACAACCTCGTCAGTAATCAGGTCCTGTACCAGCGCGGTCTCCATGCGCGAAAGCATCGTCGCTTGTCGCATATAATCTTCAAACGCTTCGAACGCCAAAGGGAACTTTGGCTGAGTTAATTTGATGATGGCGTCGGCATAGGCCCTGGTCTCGTACTGGGTGTGGCTGTCTGCACGAAGTCGCAACATTTTAAACAGATTTAGTAAATCCATTTTAAAATAGAATTCCGTGTAGTTGGCGACTGGCAAGACCGATCGCGCAAGCTCTCGGGCGATGCCCGGGAATTCGGCCGTCAGCAGCGCATCGTCCCCGTCATATGGGTCATAATGCCAATCGACGGTGTCGTCGCGTTCGCCCAGCAGCGTCCGATATGACGCGTAGGCGTGCTCATAGGTCGCGCGCATTAACCACTGGACGCCGGCTCGTGACCTCTCGTCGATCTCTCCAGCACGACCCTGCTTGTTGTCGGCGCTCTGTGGCTTGATTTGATCTGGCTCGGGAATGTAGAACTCGTCACTCATGATAGAGTAGCGACCGGAGTACTCGTTCCAACTTGACGTTCTATGCCGAACGAATTGTCTGGCGCAAAAAATTGGCATCTTGAAATGCAATTTGACGACACAATGCTCGAAGGGGGAACTGTGCTGATGCCGCATCAAGTATCGTATTAGGCCGCGATCTTCGCGCACCGACTTGGTCCCGGCGCCATATGATACTCGCGCCGCCTGAACGATGGCTGAATCTTCTCCCATACTGTCGATCAAGCCAACGAAACCATGATCAAGGACAGGGATATAATTTGAATCGTCTTTAACGTCTGACTGTTTGGTCATTAATAATAAAACCTCAAATAACCGAAGCTGGATTAACGCATATCGGTGACCGGATCAAGCGCTATTCGGTGTGCTCGTTTTCGAGGTCCGTTGCGAACTTGTCGCACGCGGCCGACTGTCGGCTCAACAGCCCGATCACCTCGGTCATCGTTTCGGTATCAGCGGTCAGATCATCGGTCACCGCGTCGATCTCAGCCAACGCCTGTGCAAACAGCTTGCGGGCCTGTTCTTTAAGCTCATCTGGTTTCCGATCCTGTAGTTCCGGAATGATAGTTTCGGCTTGCAGTCGCACGCCGTCTTTGGCTTTTGCCGTTTCACGCGCAGCCCGATCCGTCTCCGCCTTCACCAGTTTGGTCACCTCATCGGTTTGCGGCGTGATGTTTGCAAGGCTGGCGGCTGACACGGCGTAAAGATGCGCGAGCGATATGTGCATCGCCTGACAGGTGATGCTCTGACCAAGTTCGTGCATCGGGCTACTGTGCTCGTTGTCACCAGCCGCAGCCACGCCAACCAATGGCATCAGCATCACGGCGGCCGCGAGTAAATTTCGCATATTAAATGTCCTTCCTGAACGCGGTTAAATAGTAATGTGCGCATATTAACGCTGAAGAGAATCTATTTTGAAGATTATTCCGCTTCATAGTCTCGTTATTTGCGACGAGTCAAGACATCTGGAGGTGTTTGCCGCACACGAAGTCATCAGTCTTACGACTGTCGGCCACGCTCTGGTCGGCCCAAACCGACGGCAGCATCTCAACACGATCATATTTAACGAATTGCGCCGCTATGTGGCGCTAAAATTAAGCCTGGGCGAGCGCGTCGTCATCGATCCGGTAGGTTTGGCGCAGGAACAGCTACGCTCGCTGGAGACCATAGCCGCGCGTCAGGGCGCGTGGTTTTACCGGATCGGCGCCGAGGCGGCTGCGCCTCGCGATACACTCCAACCGGTGTCTCCGCTCCCCGATGTTGGCCTCAACGAGCATTTACGGGGCTGGGACGGCATCACCGTAATCGCTGATGTGCACGGCGACCTGACGTCATTGGAAGAAGCTTTGGCGTGGGCCAAGTCCCGTCGGCGGTTTGCGTGGCTGCTTGGGGATACGATCGATTACGGCTCCGCGACGTTGGCGACGTTGGAGCGGGTCCATGAAGCCGTGATGTGGGGCGAGGCGGCACTTGTGCTCGGCAACCACGAACGCAAGATCGCCCGCTGGCTGGATCAAGAGCGCGGCCATATGCGCCTAAGCGACGGCAACCGGGTAACCACGAACGCCCTGGAGCGCCTCCCGGAGGCCCGTAAACAACAATGGATCGGCCGGTTCCGCGCGCTCCTGGCACATGCGTCACTGACCCAGCAGGTTGATAATGTAATGCTGATCCACGCCGCTGCACATCCCAGCCTGTGGACCACGCCCGACCGGAATGGCGTCGAACACTTAGCGCTGTACGGCGAATCGGATCACTCCAGCGGGCGCTATCGTCGCTCGCACAACTGGGTAGATTCAGTTCCCAAAGGTAAACTGGTGATTGTTGGCCATGAGATCATTTCAGATTTCCCGTTGGTGGTCACCGGCAAGCAAGGCGGTCAAGTGGTGTTCCTGGACACCGGTTGCGGCAAGGGCGGTCGGCTCTCCAGCGCCGATCTGCGCTTTGCCGCCGACGGCACACGACTAGAATGTTTCAAACGTTATTGAGACCGTGTAGTTCCACGCTTAGGATATTGCGGGTAATGTGGCAGTGATCTCACAGCGTGCTAACTTTATCAAAAACTCATTATCAATTGATGACATTCTCGCACTCATACGCTGGCTTGAAACAATCAAGGGCAAAGAGATGGACCGTTAAGCGAACTGCGAGCGAACTGATTTATTTTGACTTGCGAGCTTTCCTCGCACATAAACACAATATGTCTTGTTTTAGAAATGGAGATCATTAATAATGAACGATCCACAGAATGTAAATCTGAATGTCTCAGACATCGCCGACGCCGTAAAGGTCATCGACTTCGCCTGCGAACAGGGGGCGTTTCGCGGCTGGGATACGATCCTTCAGGTGCACGGTGTGCGGGAACGCCTGGGCGCCTTTGTAAATGCTGCCAACGTGCTCACAGCACCCGCGTCTGAACCGACGAAAGAGAGCGAATCGGGCGGTAATGATGAGTTTGAGGAAGCGCTGGAACCTGCTAACACCGAACCGTCGGCGCTGCCACCCCGGCGGGCGCGCCGGTCACGCGCCGTACAATAAGGAGCCAGTCTATGGAAATGATGCGTCATGTGGCCAAGGTGGCCAATACCGATCAACGCTGTGTCGTCGCGTTCATGCAAATACCGAATCGACCTGACCACGCATTGATTTGCGCAACGGACACGCTGCCGCCCCGGTTCGAACAGGCAGTCATGGAGGTACTGAAGAGCCCGGAGGGTCAGAACGAGGAAATCTTCGCCGTTGCCTTGTCGCGACGGCTGATGCCGGACACGGGCAAGGACATCCTCACGACATTACACGAGAGCGGTCTGCTGCAAGCCGTCGAAACCTCGCGTATTCTTATGATGCCCCGTCCCAACCAACCCGTCAAACTCACCGATATTTTGCAGCAACTTGGACGCTTGCCCGGTGATCCCAGCCCGGAGGAACTCGACAAGTTTAACCCACACACAAATAATTTGCGGGCTGGCGACAGCGAGCAACGGCGGGCGATTGCCCAAAATCTGTTACTCGAAGCCCAATTGCTAGAGGCGGAGGCAAAAAAGAAGCGAGAAAAGGCGTATTCCTACGACGCGACGTTGAAGCCACGTGAAGTGGCGCCTCACGCCGTCCTGGCCGCAGCGTCAAGTGGTAATGCGTCACTTGATGAACTACTGGCCGAAAGCGTCATCGGGCTGCCGTCCGATGAATAATTGACCGCCGATGGGTATTCGCTGCCCCGATCTGTGCTAACACTGCCTTTGGCTCGTAAGCCGCGAGCCGAAGGTGCTTATTTGATGGTTAGGATGTGATGAAACAACTCAAGATCGGGATTGTGTCCGACCTCCACGCCGAGTTTTGGAGCGAGCCGCAGTTTGAGACAATCGGCGGAAAAGTGCAGCGAACGCTGGCAGAGGCCGATCTTTTGCTGCTTGCCGGGGATATCAACCTCGGAACCGACAGCGTACGCACAGCGCGGCGATTGTTTCCAGACAAGCCCGTCTGTCTGGTCGCCGGTAATCACGAGTTCTATCAACGACAGCATTCATATACGATCAAAGTGATGCGGGGGGTGGCCGAAGGCACCAACGTGACGTTCCTACAGCATGAAGTCTTTGAAGCGGTTATCAACGATCAGCGGCTTCGCGTGCTCGGTGCGACGTTCTGGACTGACTTTGCTCTGTTTGGAACGCCCGAACTCAGCATGTTTGACGCGATGCGCGGCCTCAACGACTATCGGATGATTCGCTTTGATGAGAGTGGTCGGTTATTGACCCCTGCCGATACACTGGCATGGCATCACGCTGACCACGATTGGCTCATGGGAGAAATCAATCGCTCGTTTGATGGCTTGACCATTGTGCTGTTGCATCACGCGCCAGTTAGTTTTGCCTCAGCCGATCGTTTTATCGGCGACCGATTGTCACCGTGTTTTGCATCGCGCTGTGAACATGATTTTATGCGGGATGATATTGCACTGGTAGTGTGGGGCCACACCCATCACTCCGTGGATCAGACAATCGGCTCGACGCGATTCGTCTCGAATCAAACAGGCTATGCAACCGGCCGAGGGACGGAAACCGGCGATTATGGACTAATTGTCTCACTGTGAGAACTTGCACCAAGAGAGGCTCACCAACCCGCCAGCGCGTGGCTCATCGGCAGCTAAAAGAAAAGGGCGGTAAAACCGCCCTTTCGAGTTCTATGCAGGCTTAATGCTGCCAAACAGGCCGTGCATTTCATTCGCCAGCCCAGCGGTGAAGTATAACTGGTTTGGATCACCGCCCGCACCGCCGTTTCCCGGTGTGAGCGCCCACAGATCGGGGTTGACCAGCGGTGCGCCGTTTGGGCCGTCAAGTTGACCGAGGAATGTGTGGGTTGTGAAATCAAACGCACTTATGGTCCCGTCGCCGAAGTTTCCTACTAACAGTGCATTGGCGAACGTGCCGAAGCTGGCGGGAGCGATGGCCAAACCCCAGGGGGCGTTCAGTGGGTTGCCAGCCGCTACAATGCCGACGTGATTGCCGTTGAGGTCAAACTGATCGACCACTCCTTGACCTGGACCTATGGTCCGGTTAGCGGGCGCGTAGGTGACGAACAACTGGTTGTTCAGCACCTGAACGCCGTACGGCGTGAAGCTCGGCGGGATCAACGGATCAAACAGTGTTTTAATCAGCTTGAAGTTGCTGTCGTACATGTCGATGGTCCCAGCCTTGGCATTGGCCGCATAGAGCGTCGGACCGCTGCTACTCGTGCCAATCGCCAAACCGGTGTAGACTGCCCCCGGGGCTGTCACCCCGACGTCAGTTTTAGTCCCAAGCGCGGCATTCCACCCCGTGATGACGCCTGTGGTCGAGGCGAAAATGAACGTGGCTGGTTGTCCGTTGGCTAGTGTGAACGCATTGGGAAAGCTATTGAACACCTGACCGGTTGGCGACGGTGTTGAGATGGCGGGTAAAACGTTCAGCGTGGCCGTATTTTGGCCGTTCGCCGCCGTCGCTACAGCATCGACGCTGGTCACGTTGGTCGCCTGCTCAGACAACCAGAACGGTCCGTTTGGAGCATAGGATACTCCCCACGGGTTGATCAGGTTGGGATCAGTGAGCGTGCCCGGCACCGATCCATCAGACACCAGATTTGATTGTATAAAGCTAGGCGTTTTTTGGACCAACAAGGTCTGCGGTGTAACCAGGGACACTGGTGGTCCTAGTAGCGTCGTGCTTCCACTCATCGGCCTGCTCCTCCAGGGGGACAATCCCCATCTCTCAGACGCTCGCGCGGGCGAGTTATTCCCGCGCGAGAAAGCCGGTAGAAACAGCGATGCGAGGATCAGCCCCGCATCAACCTCGGGATTGCGACCAGATGGGTATCACATTGCCAATGGGTTGTTCAATATCGATCTCGACGACGTCGCGACGGGCTTGATCTCGCACGATATGATGCTGAATGAAGGTTGTGCGGCGCATCACCACTTCCTCCACCACCTGCACCCGCTTCGAGACAACAGGCACTTCAACAACATCGGCCATCTCAATCGATTGACTGCTAAGGGCTCCTAAGTCGGCACTGACGACGGGGGACGGTCGCCGTCGCTCGACAACCACCCACGACGATGCAAGTTCGATCGTCTGCACCACCGGCGTGGCCTCGACATATCGCCGCACCCGGGTCCGACGAACTTCTACGGGACGCTTCGTGACCTCGACATTTTCTTCGGCCAATAAAATTACCGCCTCATCACCGGCGCTCACCGACGGGTTCCTGCTAGTGGTTTTGATGGCATGGCGTGGCGACTTGATTATGCCGTCAAGAAAGCCGCGTTGGAAGGCGAACATCGCATCAATCAGGGCAAAGCAGTTCGGCGTCATCAACATCCTGGTCTCCTGTGTCCAATGGGCACAAGACAGCTTATAACGCCGAGACAGTAACGTCAAAGCGATCTTGCGCCACATAAATATAAAAAAGTTCAGGATCAGCCCAATGTCCGTCGTGCAAACTGTAAATTTAGCGAGTAGCGGGCCGGGTGTGTCTCTGGTGGCCGGGTCAGGTTCTAACGGTAACACAACAGATGTGGTGTTAACGATGCGGTCATTACTTGCCGGGCAAGGTATCGCCATCAAGTCCGGCGAATCGATGGCCGACGTTACCATTTCGGCCACTGGTCTGCCGTCATTAACGTCGCTTATCACCGCGCACGTGCATTGGGTGGCTGGCGGCGTTGCGCCCAACAATCTGCCGATTTTCACCGCAGCCTATCCGCTGATCGTCACTTCGATCGTCGGCCGCGTCGAAAGCATCAGCAGCAGCGCTGCTACCCTGATGCTGATGAAAGTACCAAACAGCATCGCTATCGCGTCAGGCTATCCTTTGACTCAGGCAGCATTCAATGCTGCCGGAACCGCCCATCTCAATCAAGCCCTGTCGTTGGTTGATGACATCACGGTCCTCAGTTTAGACCCTGGCGACTCGATCGGCGTCAAGACCACCGGAACCTGGACAGGGGCGTGCGGCGGGATCACTGTCCATTTAGCTCCGGCCTGAGCATTTTCGTTGACTGGAGATATGGATTGCGCTACTAAGCTTAGCTCTCTTTAGCATATTTTCTCGACGAGATATTTCAGTCCGGAGTTACTATGACATTGTGGGCGAAAGTACGCGAGGTTTTATTCCGTCTCAAACTTTACAGAGGTGTGCGGGTCGATTGTTCGACCGATTTTTGCTCGTGCCGCTTGCATAAGGAAGGCGAGTTCACGCGCACCTACCAATGTGAAATCAACTCCGAACATCCACTTTCCTTATGGTTGTTTGAGGAATGCGAGGGGGCCTGGGCGGTCCGTATGGCTCGGCCTTTTCATTATCGCCGAGCTTATTTGGCCTTTGCACGGCCGAGCGACGCGTTCGTTTTCCGCCTTCTGCAAACGACCGACGGTACACACCAGCGTCCTAGCTCTTAAATAATAAATGCTCGCATTGCTCGGCAGTCGCATTGGTATCTACATGATCATCAGCGCGGGAATCCTGATGGCCGCTGCGGGTATCGCGTTGCATATGAAGATTACCGCTGACAGGATGGGCGACCTGCAAGCCAAGGTCGGCTCGTTGCAGGTGCAAGCCGCAAACGACCGACGGATGACGGAGTTGATGCAGCACGATATCGCCATGGTGCAACAGGCGCAAGCCGACGCGAACGCGACGCTTCAAGCAGTGCGTTTACAGGCCAATGCCAACGAAGCACGCATCCGCGCCCGGCGGTTCAGTGGCGACAGCGGTGTCGCGATCGGTGAGCAAATTAACAAGGACACGCAGGATGCATTCCGGCGGCTGCAAAATGAGACGCGCTAGTCGCTGGCTGATATTATCAGCGACTCTCAGCGGCTGCTCAGGACCACCGGCGCCGGCTGTTATGCGACCTGATGCGCCGGTCGCAGTACCTGACGCACAGCCGCTCAATCTACAGTCGGTGACATGGCAGGCTCTGACACTCAGCGAACTGCAAAAATTAGTTGCAGCTTTAGAAGAGCGCCATCAAAATACGCTATTGATCGCTCTGGATACGACCAATTATAATAATTTATCAGTAAATTTAGCCGAATTAAACCGATTTATTAAGGAACAGAAGGCCATTATTACCATGTTGAAGACTATTATCGCGGCGCGAGCCGACGCTCCGAGCGAGCAAGGGCGTCGGCCATGAATCCTTACGCGGTACTGGGTCTGAACGTTGGGGCCACACCCGAAGAAGCAAAGCGGGCCTTTCGAACGCTAGCTAAGACGTGTCATCCTGACTTACACCCTAATGATGCGGCGGCGGAAGCGCGCTTCAAGGAAATCAGCGCCGCCTACGAGGCGATCTGCAACCCGCAGCCACAACCACAACAGCCACAGTGGCAGCATTTCGACCCATTCGGCATGGGGTTCGGCGGCTCGCCGTTTGGAGACTTATTCAGTCATCTACGTCAGCCGCGCAACGACACCATTGCCACTGTGACGCTGTCGCTGGAGGAGATTCACGTCGGTCGGGAAGTCACGGTCAAAGTGCCCGGTGCCGACGATCTTAAAGTCCATGTGCCGCCGGGGGCTGCCGACGGCTTGCAATTAGTGAGGCGTGGTGCGGGACCGCAATCGCATCCCAGCGCGCCGCGTGGCGATCTTATCATCGTCATCCGCGTGCGTCCGCACGAGCGTTTCCGGCGTGATGGTCAGGACCTTCACACCGTGATACCGGTGACTGCCTTCGACGTATTGCTTGGCAATGAGGTCGAAGTGGTCGGCATCGAAGGCAACACCTTGCGCGTGGCGATCCCGGCAAATTTTGACACCACCCGTAAACTACGCCTCGCCAACCAGGGCCTGACGTACCCTCTCAACACGAAGCGCGGCGATCTGTTAATTGAATTGTATATACAATTCCCCGTCGTCCCCGCGCAGCATCGTGAGGCATTAAGGGCAATTGCTCGGGCCTGCTGAGCCGACTCTTTTTTAGGTTGTCATATGAACGCAAAATTGGCGATGGTGCTGCTCGCGCGCGGTGTAATTCGGCGCGGGACGACAATTGAAGCTCCACAGAAAGTGCGCGGACTCTCCTGCATCCGAAACGAGACGATCCTCCGACCCTTTGTTATCACCGGTGTGCGGCGTCACGGTCTCGACCGCATCGTGTTTGAGGCCATCGATGCAGATCAGACGCGCTGCGTGGTCGAGGCGGACGACGTGGTGAGGCTCGACGGGATGCTCGTAAACCGCATTACCTTGGCCCAGAATTTGACTGAGGAGGGGGTCGAGTTGCCCAGTCGCTCGCGGCGTGGCCGACGCAAAAAAGCCGTGGATGATGCCCCGGCGTGCGCCCATTTGCCTAAAGTCGCCGCACTGGCTAAAGTCGGTGCGAACCCAGCGACTGAAGGAGCCGACTGAAGCAATGGCTAGCAGCAACCACAGGGCGGGCGGATCAGCCAACCCAACTGATGACGAGGAATTGCTATGCGCTCACACATGACCTCACGCTTGCGCGCGCGCCATGCACTCAGAGGCTTCGGTCAGGCAGCACAACGCGAGCGACGTGAGGAAGTTCCTGACGACCCGATGCCACCGCCGGTGGTGTCCGAAGACGTCGCGCAGCCTAGTGCAGACGACTTGGAGCTTTCAGCAGGCGGCGAAGACGAGCCTGGGCCGCGAATGCCCGTGTACAGCGGAACGAAATTCATCCAGGCAAAGTACCCCCATTACAGTTTCCGTCCGGGACGTTTTGTTCGCGTGGTTCTCGATCGTGAGATAATTCTTGAAAAAGGCTCAGTTCTGATGTTCTCCCTCGATGAGGAAAACGTCGTTCTGGACATGACCGAGGCGGAAGCGAAGGCATTTTTCGAGGTGACTGATCGCGGCGCGGCGCGCGGTGCACGTCGCGAGCCGTCGGCTGATCCGTTATCCGAGCCAGCCTCATCGTCGCAGCCCGAACCAGAACCGCCCGAGGACGTCGTTACGATGACTCCGGACGAGCCGGATAGCAGGTTGAGCGACGATGAAACCGACCAACCGCCCCTTGAGAACGTGACGCCGGTTCCGGAATGGGCTGCTGACGATGATTTGGAAGACGGTGATGTCGCCAGCGTTGTTCAACCGATTTCGCCGAAGCCTCAGGTATCCCCGCAGGTCGGGCGCATCATCCTTGCGATGTATTACCTATATGGTAACGAACAGCGGCAGGTACCGACGAGCACCATCGCACCGCTGCTTGATCGCAATGACGTCAAGCAGGTATCTGGGCTTCTGGCGCAGGCAAGCCGGTGGGGCTACGCTGAGCGCCTGCCGCAACAGGAGGGCGAGCGCATTCATTGGCAACTGACGCCGAGCGGCGTTGATCTCGCGCGTGGCCTCGGTACTTGGCCCTATACCCATCGCAACCTGCCGGTGCCGGAGTGGCTGCGCATGTTGGCAAGACACAGCGCCCGAGGCTAGCGCCTAAATAGTGCATGCGACGAAGTCTCATTCTGCTCGACGCGCTTGGCGCTGACGCATCGGCCGTCGGGCAACCGGTTCGGGCCGCCGGCTGGTACGGTCCCAACAACGGCTTGCACAGCGTGTCAATCCGTGTGCTCAACTTTCGGGGGCGTGTTTGCGTTCAAGCCAGTCTTGCTGTCACACCCGGGGACCTCGATTGGGTCTCAGTGCTGCCAGATGGTGCGGACTACCTGGAATATCCCCAAGGAGGCTTCAACGACGCAGAGACCTCCATGGTGGGCTTTAACTTTCTGCTGAACGCGCTGTGGGTGCGCGCTGGAGTCGATCGGTCTTATCTGCCGAGTCCCACAGGTAGCGTGAGCGACTACGGCATCGTCGATTCCATTCTGCTAAATTACTGAACCTAAATAGCGCCATGGATCGCTTCATCAAACTGACCACTGACGAGCCGCTGGATAAGTCAATAGTTCGGGCGTGGTTTAACTGCATCATCGCTCATGCACCGTCCGGGATCGTCCATGCTGTGTCGGTCGAAGATGACGATGGCGAGCGCCACGTGGTGAAATTGATCCACCGGACGTCGGCGGGCAATCATAGCTACGTTGTGCCACTCACCCGCAACCTGCATCGTGACGAAGTCGATCATTTGGTCGATCAATTCGCAGAATTGTATCCGAAATTAGATTTTGACATTGAGACTAGTGAGACACGTCTCAAAGCAAGCGACGAAACGTCTATTCCGCTTGATGCTGATAAACATCTCCGCTTATGCACCGCCTTCGCGAAACAGCGCCATGAAGAGTGGGTCAGAGACTACAACAATGCCGGGTGGCGCTTCGGCACCGCCTTCGATGCAGATGAAAAGACCCATCCACTGTTGCGACCATGGGACCAACTGCCAGACCGGTTCCGCGTGCCTGACCTGACGTGGCCGCAACGGCTCGTTAGCATGCTGAATGACAACGGCTACGTTGTGATGCCCCGTGCTTCGCTTGAGCGCCTGACAAAGTCACTGATCTGAACTAGCATGGACGGGCTCGACCGCATGATCCGTCTGCAAGACGCGGCCGATCAGTTCGCCAAGCGACAGGTGATCGCGGACGCGTGTGCGTCGGGCTGCGACCTGTTCTTCGAACTCGTACGACTCGCGGTCGATCCGTTCTTGACCTTCGGACTCAAGCGGGTGGCCGAAATTCTCGACGACGACGGAAGCGTCGGTGATTTCTCCGCTAAACAATTTTTGGACCTGTGCCAGCAACTTTCGGCCCGCCAATTGCGTGGCGAGAGCGCACGTGAGGCGGTCATGCAAGCGGCCTCGCGCTGTCACACCGCGACCTGGAACTCGGTTTACCGCCGCGTGCTTCAGAAAGACATCGGTATCGACGGAACATTTCTAAATGACGTGATTGACACGCTCGGACCCGACGCGGCGCGACACCGTGTTGCTGAGTTTCGCCCGCAAATGCCGAGCAAATCCGGCAAAGCAGTGGGCCGTAGGCTGGTCGATGCAATGATCACGGGCGAGCGCGTCCTGGCAGTACTCGACGGCGTTCCGCGCCTACACGCAGCGGACGGTAAGGCGTTGACCACGTACAACCTAATCGAGGCGGCACTTGAGCCGCTTTGCGCGCGTGTAACCGCACCCCTTGTTTTAGACGGCATGATAGCTGACGGCACCTTCCATGTTTTCGACACGGTGCCGTTGCAGGATTTCCAGGCCAAGCTTTGCCCTCAGTCTCAGCAGAAACGACGGACGATGTTGGAGGGCTTGCAACGCAACGGTGTGTTCTCGGACCCTCGCCTGATCAAAGTCGTGCCCCAAGTTAAGGTCGATTTTGGTCATCCTGACGGGACAGCAGATTTTGATGAATTTTGCCGGCAGGCCGCCGCTCATGGTCACGCCGCCGTCGTGCTGAAGAAGCCAGAGTCGCCTTATGTCGGCAAGCGCTCCACTGCCTGGGCAGTAAAAAAACTCTAGTCACTTTCGCTTGATCGCGATTCGACGCTGACGTATGTTGCTTTCGCGGCGGCAAACAGCCGCCGGTTTCCAGCGAGACTTTCAATCTAGTTTAGGACAACGCAAATGAGCGGACTCGGATCGATCTCCCCCGACGATCGCAAGAAGATCGAGGCATACATGGCTGCTGGCCTGCGCGTGTTGCAGGAGATCGAGGACCTCAAGGGTGGTCTGAAGGACACGACCAAGGCACTGGCGGAAGAATTTGACATCAAGCCGCGCAAGCTGACAACAGCGCTGCGAACCGCGTTTAAAAACGCCCTGGCTGACAAGAAGGAGGAGATGGACGTCGTGGAGGAAATCCTCCACATCAGCGGTCACGGTTAAGTTAGTAGACGCCAGCGACAAAACCGCTGGCGTTAATTTTTGTTCACCGGCCAACTTGGGTTGCCGTCTGGTAATTAATCTGGCAGAAGAAAGCAGGCCAGCCAAAGGACTGCGACAGATGGACTCATCCGAACTAATATCGATCCTGGATTCCATCTACGCGGCCGACGCCGACAACAAGATTATCGAGACCGTCCGGCGATTGCGATCGAGTTTGGATCGCCCGCCGTCCCTCTACCTGAAGCAATTTATTGCGGAAGGAAATATTGATTTCCGATTGGACGATTCGGCCGCCACAGACGCACTGCAAGCCGAAAATGCCAGACTGCGCGCCCAACTCGATGAAGTGGGCCGCGAATGCGCGGCCCTGCGTGCGGGCGTCAACGACCTGCGCGCCCATCTGCGTCCGCGCGGAGACAGCTATACCATGCAGCAATTCCTGACGATTTTATTAGCGAAGCTCGGGCGCAGCTACGCGTGGAAGGTCGGGTACATCGAAGCCTCAAACGCCGACGGATGCACATCTGTTTCATCTGAGACAATCCAAAAATGGCAGGTCAGCAATGTCGTGCCAGCATGGGCGGTAGAGCAGATTGACCGTATGATCTTCCCCAGACGGACAGGCACCAGCGGGCCTCGATGGACGGACGAGGAGGAGGACTATCTGCGCGATCTCTATTTGTACGACCCACGTGCGACGAACGCTTTCTTGGCGGAAATGTGCGCAGAGCGGTTCGATCGCCCGATTAACGAAAACGCTATCAAGGGGGCGCTCGATCGCTTGCGCAAGCGCGGTGTTGTACCGCGCAAACGTCCACGGAGTCGTAACGTCAGCGACTAACTCTTGAAAAGTTCGCAGTGTAAGTCACGGAGTTTCAAAAATAAATTTCCGCAAGTCACAGAATCGCGATTGACAGGGTCAGCCTCCAGGTAAACAATGACGGAGGCGTGACCCGGAGAGGAAGCGAGGATGGCAACTGATAAAAAAACTAAGGAGCGACTGATCAAAGCGCTTGACCGCATCGTGCATCCAAGCATAACAGACATCGACACTTTGCAGACAGTCGGCGCTATACGCCGACTAACGAAGGGTGAGACGCCGTCTGTGATCTTCAACCTCAGCCCCGACGGGCCATCGCCGAACGCGCTGGTCGCCTCGCTTCGGCAAACGATTAAAGAAGAACGCGAAGAAAAGGCGGAATTGCTTGACGAACTCAATGCGATGCGTCTCGAAAAGACCAAACTGGAGCAAAAGCTGATGGCACTCCAGAGTGGCGCGCAGGTCCACCGGCACCCACCGCAATCCACACCATGTCCGCGTCAAGAAGCCAATGGCGATCGCAAATATTATACCTTCGACGAGGTGGCCGCCATCTTCCGTCAGAAACTCAAGAAGCACGCGAGCGGGCAAAAGCGGTGGATCGCTTTCAGCGAGGCGCAGCACGCGCTTAATCCAAATTTGAATGTGGTCACATACGGCAAGATCACCTCGTGGCGTAAGACGGACGCCTTTCCGGCGTGGGCGGTCGAACAATTGCGCGCGATGCCGGTCGAGCCATTGAGCAAGCACCAATGGAGCGCCGCAGACATCGCCTTTCTGCGCGATCTGCATCTTGCCGATCCGCACAAGTCGGATGAGGAATTGGCGCGCGAGTGCTCAAAGCAATTTGGATGTCCGATCAACACCAACAGTATCAAGGGCAAGTTCAACTTGCTACGTCGTCGCGGTGAAATCCCGCCGTATCGACCGAAACGGTAACTTGTCGGATGGAACTGCGCCTGCTAGCCTCAGCGCATGGACCAGCCTGACTACAAGCGTCACCTGCACGATGGCCGTGAATTCAAAAGGCTGGTCAATTTAGGATGGAAACTTGACGACATTGCAGCGCGCGGCGGGCACACGATTGAGCACGTCCGCGCGATGTTGCATCTTCAGGAGATTCCGGATGTGCTGCGACGGCTGGTCGAAGCCGATGTGCTGAGTGCAGCCACCGTCCTTGACGCCTATCGATCGCATAACGAGGACGGCGCCGCAACAATGCGCGCGCTATGCGCTGGTGTGACGGGCTTGGACGAAATGGGGCTCGATCGTCGAGCGGCCGGTGTTCCGGCCGCGACCATCTACATCGATGATTGCCTTAAGGTGCTCGCCAGCCAACCGGCGGAGACGATTGATGCCATCATCACCGATCCCCCATTCGAAATCGGCATGTACGGAAAAAATTGGGACCGCACCGGAATCGCCTTTTCGCCTACCCTTTGGAAGGCGCTGTACAAGGTCCTGAAGCCCGGCGGCTACATCGCTGCGCTATGTTCTGGCCGACGCTACCATCGGCTCGCAGTGGCCGCTGAGGACGCCGGGTTTGCACTGTTTCCCTTCATGGTCTGGAAACATTTACAGGCGTTACCCAAGCCAGCAAACGTGTCGGAACTATTCGATCGCGACAATCTCGCCGATCGCCCGATCATCGGATACCGCTCAGGTTCCGGATTCACCACAGCAAACGGTGTTCAAGGCCAGCAGAGCCGGCTGACAACCGAATTCCCGGTTTACGCCCGGCATGTGTCTGCCGAAGCGCAGCACTGGGAGGGCTGGTACTATGGCCGGTCCGCCATCACGCCCTCTATCAAACCTATATTGCTCGCACAGAAGCCAGCAAAGTTCGAGCGAATGATCGACAACCTGCGCTCCTATCGCACCGGCGCGTTGAATATCGGGGCTTTGCGCACGCGCAACGGCGGTGGCTGGCCGACGCTGGAACTCGACTACACCGGCCGCAAAAAGGAGGTCCACGGCTCAACCCATCCAACGGTCAAGCCGCTGGCTCTGATGGAGGACTTGTGCTTGCTGCTGTGCCCGCGCGAGGCCACCGTGTTGGACCCGTTTGCCGGCACGGGATCGACCGGACTGGCCGCACTGCGCCAGGGCTTCGGCTGCCTGCTGATCGACAATGATCCGGCAATGCGCAGCGAGATCACGCGGCGCATGCGCGAATCTCAATTTGATTTTGAGTTCGTGAGCTAACACCTTACAGATTGCCCATGCCGTTTCCGGCATGGGCTTCTTAGATGATTAAGCTTTATTGTAGCGCCGTGCGACAACCTTCGCGGTCTCACCCGTACGGACATCATCGATCGACAGATCATTACCGTCGATCGGTAAGAGTGGGATGTCGCCGACCGGCTCAACGTCTGGCCGAGACAACTCGTTGAATATCTGCTCCTTCATATGGCCGTTGGGTTTATCCTCGTGTAGTGCCCGCTTGGTGCGGCGCAACTGCTTGGCGACATGCTCATAGGCGCGGTTGAAGCAGATGCGCACGTCATCAAACTCCGCCTCTCCGTCGTAGTGCATGTCGTGCGCGACGGAGACTCCAATATTGCAGGTAAAGCTGCGGCCTTTGTTCTGCTTGGTAAAGACAACACGACAGGTTACAAGACGTCCAAAATATTTTTGACTGAGGGTGGCCATTTGAGTTCTGACATGGTCTGTCATCACCTCCCCGACGTCCATGTTGCGGCCCGTGACGGTTACGTGCTGTGGGATCATTCCAACATCTCTCAAAAAGCTGGCTCCTCGCCAGCCCGGCAACGCTAGGCAAGATCAATCCTGCGAGCAAGCGGCTTCTGCGTCAAAGCTGCCGCAGGGTCGGCTCAGCGCGCCGCCCTGTGGCGTGTAGCCTCATGTCACGTTCATGTCGTCGCGTTGGCGGCAAACGTAGTCGTCGTCTGCTGCTACGTTGCCATCCGTTGAAGCCCGACATGGCATACAGGATGACCACCTCCATCAGCAGGTCGTAGGTTTTCTGGCCGAGGGAATTCGACGATGAGTCGATTATCAGTGCCGCGATCATCAGCAGCCAGCCGAACAGCCCACTCCCGACACGTGCGAGATTGACGAGGAAGGTAAAAAAGAAGACGAGAAAGCCGACGAAACCAATAGCGCCGAGGTTCAGAAACAGGAGTAGCCAGAAATTCTCGATATCTTCATTCGGGCCGATCCCAATCTGATACTTCAGTTGGATTAAGTCGTCCTGCGGCACACCGAACAGCCAGTTTGGAAGCGATAGATAATTCAACACCTTCCACTGAAAGACCCGCACCTCTGCGCTGTCATCGTAGTACATGGTATCGAGAAGGCGCTCGGCGATGTGCGTCTGTGTTGCGATCACCCCGAGCACGAGCGGCAGAACGATCATGCCAAGCAGCAGATACATCGCAGTGGATGTCTTGAGATCGCGCCGCAACATCCCCGTGACGCCAACCCAGGCGCCCGCGCCCACCGTCATGACAAGCGACACGCCAAGACCGGTGCGCCCGCCGAATTCCAACAGTCCCACCCACAGCAACACAAACGACGTGGCGAGAAAGATAAAGCGCAATTGCATCCGATAGAGTAGCAACAACGTCATCGTGGCCATCAACGATGCCGTCAGCGGATGCGGAAAGAACGCGGTCGCGCGGAAATTCTCCGTGACCTCTTCAACCTGTTTGCCGTCGGCATTGACTGTCACAACGGGAAAGAACGCTTCCTGCCGGATGCTCTCGTACAGCCCCATAAGAACGTTGCCGAGCACGAGAATGAGCATGAAATAGGCCAGGAAACGGCGCTGGCGCGGGCTGGCGTCCATCAAGCAGAGGGCCATCAAGGCTGGCGCCCAGAAGCTGTCCCAATAGAAGGCAGCGCCATTGATCCCGTTCCAATAAATCGTGTATACTGTGAACAATGGCACGGCGAACACGAAGGCCATTATCCCAGGCGCTTGCCGCAGACGCGCATGTAGCGAGTACTTGCCGAACGCGAGGACACATAAGGCGATCGGCACCAACAACATGTTCGCCGGGTGCACGCGTATGTTAACTTCTTGACCCGTGACAACTCGAATCAAGTTGGGCTGTATCACCATGTGCATCATAATCAGGAGCAACAGCAGGTAGAAACTGAAGCTCCCACGCAGCATTGCCCGCGTCATAAAGCGCTGGCGAACCGGCGCGAGTTTTCGCAGGCGCGGCATGATCATCTCAGACATCGGTACCTCAGGTTAGATCATCGAGCGGGGTCGCCCGTAGGCCGAGCACGTTAACGAAGAAGGCAGCATACGCGAGTTGGAAGGCACAGATGATGGCAGTTCCAGACGGAATCACCAACCGCATCATCTGCACCGGCGATAGCCCGCCAAATCCGGTTTCGCTCCACAAGCTGATGGCGGTGATGCCGAGGCTCAGGCCGACCGCCAGCAGCACGAGGGCGACGATCAGGCAAGCCTCCAGGGAAAACAGGCGTATCGCCCGCATGAATCGGATGTCATCACGGATAAGACCCTCGCGGATGCCGTAGAGGTTGGCACAAACCCAGAACAAGATCGACTGAAACCCGACGATAACCCCGAGCGAGGAATAATAGATCGTGTGGATATCGAATGTGACCGCGCCAAGTTGGCGCGGACCGGAGAACAGCACCGCCATGCCGCCGATACCGAACACACACAGCGCAGCGCCTGGATAAAGGAACAACCAGCGCGGACAGAACAGCAATAGGAAGCGAAGATGACGCCAACCATCCCGCCAGCTACGCAGATGCGGTGGCCGTGACCGCCCGTCTGGCCAAAGCACGGTCGGCACCTCGGTGATGCGCAGACGCCTGATGGAGGCTTTCACCACCATCTCGCTCGCAAATTCCATGCCCTCCGATTGCAAACCAAGTTTTAGAATGGCATTGCGATTAAAGCCGCGCAGGCCGCAGTGGAAGTCACCGCATGGGCTTGGAAAAAATAATCGTCCGATCGCCGTTAGCACGGGATTTCCCAGGTAGCGGTGCAGCGGTGGCATCGCCCCAGGCTTGATGCCGCCTTTAAAGCGATTGCCCATAACCAAGTCGAAGCCTTCGCGCAGCTTGGCCACAAATTCATCAAGTTCGGAGAAGTCATAGCTGTCGTCGGAGTCGCCCATGATGACGTACTGGCCTCGGGCCGCCCGAATGCCCCCGATGAGAGCGCTCCCATAGCCTTTACGAGAAATCGCGACCACGCGCGCGCCGTGTGCTTCAGCCAGCGCCTGCGACCCGTCTGTGCTGCCGTTATCGGCAATCAAAATTTCACCGACCACGCCGGCTCGCTTCAGATAGACATTCGCTTTTTCGATGCACGCGACGATGGTCTCACTCTCGTTTAGACAAGGCATCAAAATCGTCAGTTCGCACTCCCGCGTCAGGCGATTTGTCTCCATCACATCATCAAGCGCGTCGAGCGCCATCATTCTCTCCATTGTATTGAAACAAGCCTTAAGTCATGCCGCATAAGCACATCGCGAATCGCGATCAGCAGCGCGACCATCGGCACCAGCCACATCACCCGCGCCTCATAACGCGGGGCTGGCTCCGAAATCGCGCCCATGGCCGCCTCCAGCAACACGGTGGCGAGGACCATCAGCACGAATTGGCGCTCTCGTATCAAGAGCGTGCCCCATCGCACGACCACAACTAACAGTGAGACGCCGACGATGAAGACGTTGAATATCGACAATGCGCCCTGCCACGGTGCCTGATCGCTAATGTACAGGGTCATGTCGTCGTTGCTATAAACCGCGTGCGACGGGATGGAGTACTCGTAGAATCCGAATGACGTCAGTTGTACTAGGGCGTTGCTGATCATGGCCAGTGTCTGTAGCTGCGGGTATTCCAGCGCGGCCGCAACGAATATCCGATTGCCTTCCGCGCGAAGCGCCGCCTGCTCAGCCGTATCGACCACTGAGTACACACCGTCGGTCTTGTCCCACAAAAAGATTTCCGGTTGCAGGTTCAGCTTGTCGAGATGTTGGCACATCACGAAGCCTACATCCGGGCAATGCGCCTGGAGGTAAAGCCGACCCGGACCGTCGCTGAGCGAACGGGCGAGCAAAAACGGCGGGGCCTGCGGTGCCAAGGAAACCCGTTTAAAGCCGACGATACTAACCGCCAGCATAGCCACCACCGCCAACAACCCAGCCAGCCCACACAACATGAAGGCCGGTCGCCGCAGCGACACCGGTTTGCAGACGAAGAGTCCGACGATTGCGAGACCGAGGCCGATTGGTAGATTGCTGATGTGCATAACCAGCGCAAAGGCAATGGCCACGAAAAGCAGCCAAACAGCAAGTCGCGAAAGGTGCAGCCAGAATGTCAGGAGTGTGGCGATGGCCAAGGCCATGATCGCGGTGAAAATATCCGGCATTACGACCGACGTCGCCCACGCAGTCGTCGAAAACGCCGACAACAACACCATGAAGATGGTCGCAGGCATGACGCCGCGATCGGGATTCCAAAGCCGAAATATAAATCGCAGCATCGCCGTGAGAATCAAAGCCTGGAGGACGATTACCATCCACAACGACACCGAGATCGTCGGGATATAGACAAAAAGTGAATAGAATGCTGAGCGGACGCCGCGCGCGCGTTGCAAGGTTTCCGCCAGCCCACCACCACCGCCGCTGGCCGGCGAGACCACGGATAACGCCTTCTCAACCGCTGTCCGACCGCCAATAAAATACGCCCGCGTATCCGGGTAGAGCAGCGGGCTGCCGTTGATGATCGCCGGAACTAAGAGGCAAAAGATGCTGGCCGCCCAATGCCCTGCGACCGCGACCGGAGGCGTCCTCGCGCGCTCACGAAGCGTCATGTTCAACACCGCCGATCTCCTGGATTACCGTATCGTAGTAAAGATAATGCGCTGCCTGCAAGGCAGCCTCACGACAGGTTGATGCTACGGTTGATAGCTCAACCGGCTGTAGGTCGCCTGTTGAACAGGGTCAATATTCCCCGCCCGGTCGAAAATGCCGCTTGGATCGCCGTTTGGGTCGTGTCCAGCAAACCACCAGATGGTGCTAATGCCTTGTTCATCATCACGGAAATGCGGGGCGCCAAAAGCTGCCAGATTGCCATTAACATAGGCGATCAATGTATTCGCCCATCTCTGATCCTGTGGCGTGACCATGCTGGCACCCATCTCGCCGACGATCACTGGGGCGATGCGATCGTGCACCAAGTAACCCCAGGTCTTATTCATCAAGGCGATTTTCTGCACGCCGGCATCGGGCCGGAAGCCACCAATGGTGGCGGGATAGTCATGGATGGAATAAACAATTTTATGCGGTACTATTAGACCGACGGGCAGTCGGGCGGCGAGGCTGAGATCGCCCCACGGCGCTGGTGTCAGCGCGTCAGCGGCCGACGACGTCGCGTTCATCGGCCCTTCACAAATGATCAATTTCGTCGGGTCAATGGCCAAGATCGCATTGCCGACCCGCTCGCACATCCATCGAATGTTGTGCTCTGGGTTGTGGTCACCGGGCTCCCACGTGGATTTGCCATAAGCGAGCGGTTCGTTCCACAGATCATAGCCGATGACGGTCGTGTTACCGAGGTAGTGGCGGGCAATCGCCTGCCAGTCGGCGACGAAACGCTCGTCCGTCACAGTGCCTGGGGTACCACAGCCATCGGTGTCCCCGGATGCGCCCCCTCGGTCATACCAAAGGCCATTTTGCTGCTGCGCATAGCAAGGCTTCCACGGACCGGGCGTGCCCGCTTCGTTGCTGTGGGCGTCGAGTATCACACGAAGTTGATGCCGTCGGGCGGCGTCGATGACGCGATCCAGGTCACGAAGGCCGCCGTCATGCAGCGCACGGTTGCTCCAGTCGAGCCGGATCGTATTGAACCCGGCGCGGGCGATGCCCGGCACCTTGCTCACGGCGTCCTCGTCATACCACATACCGACCCCGTGTATCCGTGTCGGCTGGCCGTTCGCGTCCACGATCTGACTACCTGAGGTTGATAAGGGTACGGCGTCAAGGCGATGCGGCGGAGCATCCGCGTAGGCGGGCGTCTGCAACAGGAATCCGGCAAGTGCAATCAAGCGAAACTTCATGACCGACGCTTACCACGTCCCATCGGGGGCGCATGCTCACGATCCCTCCAGGTATGATCAAACGGCCACGTGGGCAGAACTGAAATCATTTGAGAGTTCGAGATGTCGAGTCACTTTGTGATCGAGTTGTTTAAACATTTGAGAAAAAATCCGACGAACCATGATTTTTTGGAGGGTATGTAAGAACTTGATGTTGTTTCGATGACGTAGCTAGTCCAGGGGTCCATAAATACCGGCTCACTGGGGCAAACAGCGATGACGACACCAATTCAAGCGCCACTCAGCGGCGCAACCAGAGGCACGTGGCAAGTCGTGCAGTATTCAGGCAACGGCATCGGTATGAACTACTGCTTGTTGCTGCCGCATAACTACGACGCATCTTTCAGCTATCCGCTGCTCGTTTACCTCCATGAAAACGGCTACGGCAACGACCAGACCGGCAATTTTGCGCTGTATTACTATGCGTCGCAGGGCCAAGGCGCCGACGTGTGGTTCAACAATGTGACGTTCCGAAGCAACTGGCCCGCCATCGTGCTCGTTCCACTACTCAATGAAAATCAAGATAGTTCCGGCAACACCCAGAACTGGGGTGGTTGGGGTGGCGCCAATCCACAGCCAAGTCAGCTTAATGTCATCGCGATTGTTAAGGCTCTGATCGCGAAGTTCAGCGTCGATACGTCGCGCATTTACGTTACCGGAGACTCGCTGGGCGGCATTGGTACCTGGGAATTCATGATCCAGTACAACGCCTATACCGGCTTGACGAGCGATAGCCGTCTGTTCGCGGCTGGCTGGACGCAATCTGCCGGAACGCAATTATACGGCAGCCCACCGCGCCAGGACATTGTCACAGCTTTGCAGCGTGTGCCGATCTTCGCCATTCGCGGCGCAGGCGATACCAGCACCGGCCCAAATTGGGATATCCAACTGTATAATGCGATGGGCGGCGGCAATCCGGATGGCTCGAAGGCGCCGAACGGCCAGTACTGGTATTTGAATGATTCAGCGCTGAACCACGATGTCTGGGGCAAATATCGGAACTTGAATTCGAGCTTCGGTTCCACAGCCCCAGCGACACAAATGTATAACTGGTTGTTCTCAAAGTCATCATCCGGTGCCGTGGTGGTTCCGACACCCACGCCGACCCCGACATCCGCCTCAACAAGCATCATCACTCCGACATCAGGCGGTTCAGTGCAGGATGCAAGCGGAAATACCTGGACCCTGACGTCGGCCGGCATGCTGCAAATGAACGGTGCTGACGTCTCAGGTGGCGGCGGCACCGGCAGGTTAACGGCGGTCAACGGTGTTATCTGGGCGCAAGATGCGGCCAGCGGCACGTGGTACACCTACCAGGGCGGTCAGTTCGTGTCACAGGGTGGTGCCAGCCCCCCAAGTGCCACACCCACGCCTGTTCCTCCGCCGACGCCAGTGCCGACGCCTACCCCGACCGGCGGTAAGCCACGAGTACCCGCACCGCTCACCGGGAACGTGACGACCGGGACTTGGATCGCAGGCGATCTGCAATTCGGCGGTCTCCCGTCCGGCAAGGCGTTCCACTACAATATTTTGCTGCCGTCGGGTTATTCATCGAACTATCTGTATCCTGTGCTGGTCTACGAGCACGAGAACGCCGAAGGTAACGGCTGGTACACCGGCAGCAATACCGACCCACTGTACTTGCCGGGTTGGCAGGCCGACGGCAATTTCAACAACGTCTGGTTTCGTACCGCGTATCCCTGCATCGTGGTAATGCCATATTGCGATCAATCAGGTGATTCAGGTGGGGCAACTCAGAACTTCGGTGGCTGGACCCCGCCAGGAGATCATGGGCCGAATGAAGATGCGGTAGCCGCACTGCTGAAATTCGTGCTAGGCAAATACTCGGCCGACCCCAATCGCGTCTATGTCACCGGTGATTCGCTAGGTGGTATCGGCACCTGGGCGCTCGCCTTGGATTACAATCAAATCAACGGCCAGTTCGGTAAACTGTTCACCGCCTTCGCGCCGTTCGCTGGCGTGATCGAGCGCTACGGCTTCGGCGTCAACCCGACGCAGGCGCAGATTGATCAAATGCGCAATGTACCGATCTTCGCCGTGCATGGCGCAAGTGACAACACGAGCCAACCCAACTGGAACCAAGCCTTTTGGCGGGCCTATGCCGGGAACAGTAATTACCCGCCCTCACCGGGCGCGCAGGCTGGATCATCAGCTTTTCATATGATCTTTGATCCCAATCTTGGTCACGACGTCTGGGACACCTATCGCGCCCAAGGCAAGAGTAAACCGATTTACGACTGGATGTTTGGTCAGATCGGTAACGCGGTAGCGGTACCGACGCCGGTCCCCACACCAACTCCTACCCCAGTTCCGACACCGACACCGGTTCCAACCCCTGTGCCCACCCCCACACCAATCCCAACCGCAATCGGACCGGAGTCGCCGAGCGGGTCCACCGTCACGGCCGCCTCGATCATGGATCAACACGGCAACGTGTGGACACTTGTATCCTCTTCCCAAAAAGGCTTGCAGGTGGCCGTCAACGGCGTCGTCGATCAAAATACAAAGAATATCACGCTTCTGCTGTATTTTAATCAGGCCATTTACACGAAGACATCCTCGTCCGCGTGGAGCTTTAAGACCACGGTAAACGGCAACTGGATCGCTTGTAGCGATCCACGCGTTACGCCCCCACCAACTCCCACTTCGACATCTAAAACTCGGATTTGGTACGAAAACCCAGGCATGGACGGCTCATTCTGGGTTCAACCATTTTATAATAGCGCGCAGTTCACAACCTCAGGCAGCGCAGTCACCGCTATTAGAAACGGCAACAATTCGAAGCCAATCGCGTACGTTCACACCAGCGTCGCGAACGACTACGTGCCGCCGTATTGGATCGGCAAGGCGTCCGACCCGCTCATCACGATCACCGCGAAAAACAATAAGACGATCCAAGTTCACATCCCTGTTGGTGCGGTGACAGAGCAACCCATCACGGGCACCGATAACGTGATCTGGGGCGCCGACACTACCAAGCCCTATATAATCTGGACCGCGAATGCGGCAGTCATCAATACCGGCAGTATTCAAGCAACTGGATCGTCGATCTCATGCGCTAATATTCAAATCGATGATGGCTCCGGTCAGGTCATGACGGATGCCGTTACCGGCCAACCGGGCGGCGGGAACGGTTACGGGGTGATCCAAGACCACGAACTTTCAGCGGCTTTGGCCGACCAAAATTATGTTATTCCGCATATGCTGTCTTACGCGCTTGATCGCTCGCAGATGTCGAGTTCCGGGCCGATCTGGCCGCTGAAGGTTCTCGATCAAGCTTTCCAATACACTGGACCGATTGCGCAGGGGTACACCCTCGGCATACCGTCGGACGTTGCACGGCCGACCGGGAAGACACGCGGTTTCTATTTGTTATGGGATAACCTGCAACAATACGGCTGGTTCTTTTATAATCAGAGTGGTAATGGCTGCTTGTCGCTGGGCTGTTATCATACGACGCCGAGTAATGCTGCTTTGGCCCAGGATATTGCCACTCAGGCATCAGCGGTCGTCGCATATGCGTGCATCCTGTCAAACCAGACCGGCCCGGCTTCAATCAAAGGTTATGTCGCCGGTGCGGTGCCGGCTTTCCCGCCGCCTCCACCGCTTGACCTGTCGCCAACTGGCGGGAAGAATGTTGCGCCAAGTAGTTTTGGGGCGTGGTACCCGTCCGGCTATAATGCTGTTCCAACCAATAAGGGTGGCTCAACCACGCCAACGCCGGTCCCTACTCCTACTCCAACACCGGTGCCCACGCCGACGCCCGTACCGGTCCCCCAGCCGACCATTATCACGCCGAGCAGCGGTGGTTCAGTGACGGACGGCTCTGGTAACACATGGACCTTGACCGCAGGCGGCATGCTGCAAATGAACGGTGCTGACGTCTCAGGTGGCGGCGGGACAGGCGGGCTAACCGTCGTCAACGGCGTCATCTGGGCGCAAGATGCGGCCAGCGGCACGTGGTACACCTACCAGGGCGGCCAGTTCGTGTCACAGGGCGGCGCGACGCCGACAGGCGGAAGCCAGCCAACGCCTACTCCGACTCCGACACCGGTGCCCGCCGGAAAATGGTTTAGTGTACAGAATGGCAAAATCTATGACCCAAGCGGCAAGGTGTTCGTCGCAAAGGGCATCAATATGGGCATGGATGAGTTGGCCATTGCTGTACAAAACGATCAATGCCAGCCGCTGACAACGCTATTCCCCGGTATCAACTTCATTCGTCTGACCAGCGCACCCTCAGATTCCAATCCGTCCGCTTACGAGCCGTACGTCACCCGGATGACGAAGCTGGGGATCGTCGTCGAGATCGAGGATCACTCGATGTATGCCGCCAGTGGACCGGCCTATACTGGGTCGAAATTGGATGCTGAGAGCGCTTGGTTTGCTACGGTCGCGAAGTTCTACCTCAACAACCCTTACGTCTGGTTTGGCACGCTGAATGAACCCGGCACGGCCAATAACGGTGCCGATATTTCGGCTCAACAGGCTGCCAGCTACAAGGCAATCCGAGGCACCGGCAATAACACGATAATCATGTGCGCAGCCGGCGTGGGTTCTGGTGTGCCAAATACGATCGGTGCTGGCCACGGATTTACCACCAGCCTCTATACCACCATGCATAATATCGTCTGGGATTTCCATTGGTACTCCTGGCTCACCAAGGGATCGCAGGACAGCACCGTGGTCATGAACGCGCTCGTCGGGTCGGCCAGTGCAGGGACAGGGGTCAAGGCCGCGCAGTCAATCACGAGTGCTGACGGTCTCGTGCCGGTTATTCTCGGCGAGTACGGCGATTCGACAGATGGGACCAACATCGACAACAACTGGACCCTGATCCTCAACGCGGCGTTCACCGCCACCAACAACGGTACGGTTTCTGGCTGCGTCGCTTGGCAGTGGTGCCCTAGCTCAGCGGATGTACTGGTTAACAACGGCAAGACGCGCGGCTTACCGATGAGCAGTTATACGCTGACGTCATTTGGTCAGAAAGTGGCCGCGTTCATCAAAAATTAACAAGTGCCAACACGGGAGTACAGCCGAAGAGGCACACAGGTTTGAATTACAAACGCAAAACAAGACCATCGAAATCCGAGAGACCATGAAAAAAGGGCGGGGAAATCCCCGCCCTTCTTCTGCCGTTCGTTTTATGCTGTGCGCTAACCAGCGACGGCTATGATGCGATCGCCATCCCAGATACCGACGCATACCCATTCCATCTCGTCGGTGAAGCGATTGACCTTACCGGCCAGGAGATAGGGATCGAGAAAAACATCATTTTGACGCAGCCTACCGACAACGAAAATAACTTGATTACGAACTGGCTCTAACTGCCCGGCAATAGCGCGCAACGGATACGGCATATCGGCGGGAAAGGTGTAGACAGTTGGATGTGGTGATTCAATCCACTCGGCGGGGCCTCGTGTTCGGTTGCTGGAAAAATATATGACGCCAGCACCCGAGACTGCCCCGAGCAACGCAGAATAGATTACGCCTTCTACTGAATCTGCTAGAAGACCGACAACGATAAGTGTGAAGGCAACACACATTGTTATGAAACTGTATGCGCCGGCCAGTGAATACAACGATTGATGCTTGTACCAGAAAGACGGCGGGTGCGCGTCGATTTCTCGCTCCTTATGGGCGTCGAGCACAGCGTCGGTGACTGGTTCGATACCGAGCACTCTGAACAACCCCATAATCGTCTGCGGCGCGAGCGCCGCCGTGTCGTAATTGTTTTCGGGAACCACAACTGAGGCAGTTGACATGACGATGATCCTCATTTGGCAGCGGATTCAGTTTACAGCATCAGCGCTGGTTGGCAACTGCCAGATTCAGGTTGGGAAACGCAGGTTCTGTAAATAGTCGTTCGGAAGGAGCACTCTTGTGCGGGCACGGGATATAAAGGATTTGGGGCCACTTACCGATGAACGTCGCCGACTGGCACGCGCTGCTGATGCCGGCGCTTGGCAGCGAGCGATGGCACATGTCCAGCCGCTGGTTCACCCACACGCTTGGGTGCCCGCGCGGCCTAAACCACTTGTTCCACCGAGGCGCGGCCGCACAGGCCGACTTGATCTTCATGGTCTGTCGGTCGCTGAGGCGCATCGTCAAACCCTCGGCATCATCGAAATCGTCGATGCCAAAGGTGTTGTCATTGTTACTGGCAAGAGCGGTGCTATACGCCGGGAATTCATCCGCTGGTTGGAGCCCAAAGCCTCGATTTGTCTGGAAGAACTGGCGGACGGCGGAGCATTCCGCGTGCGTCGTCGGAAACTATAGATTGCACCTAAGCGACGATAAGTGCTATCAACACATTGACGAGTTAGTTCGTCGTATTCAGCAACTCTTTTAGTTCGGTTATATTATGAGCGAGACTTTCAAGTTGGCCGACAAGGCCAAGCTGCGTCGGCGCGGACGCAGCAGTGAAGCAGATGATCTTCGCGTATGGCTAGCAACGCTTGGCGCAGCACATGCCCCCAACGTGCACATCAACGGCATTTCGCACCCGAGTGCGGTGGTGGTGGTCGATTTCGGCACGCCGCTCACCGACCCAGTGAAGTTGACGCCTGAACAGACGGCCGAGTTGATCAGCCAAGTGCGTAGTGCGACGAAGATGCTGTATCGCGACCGCGACGTGAGTGTGCGTGTGCAAAGCGATCCAAGCGCTGGCGTTTGGTGGTCGAGCGTCGGTTAAGGCGAATTTTTGAAAGGGCAGTCAATATTGACTGCCCTTTTTCATCGGCTATATTGCGACCGCTACTAGCGAAGGAGCGGTTATTATGCCCAAAAGCTTACAGGACGTACCGGTAGGTATCGTGCGCGTCGGCGATCGCTGCATCAGTGCCATCGGACAACAAGGCATCGTCATCTACGTAAACCATCAGGAACATGGCCATTTGCGGGTTGCCTGGACCAACGGCCAGATAACTGAGACGGTGTTCGAGGCCGATGGTTGGCTGGGACACGATATTACTTACCTTGGACAGGGCCAACGCGCCGAGGACGACGGCGCAAATGACATTCCGATTGTGCTTCCCGCCGCCCATTAGCCGAGCGCGGCGAGACGCCGCCGTAAATACTGTCGAATGAGTTCGTAGCTGTCAGGTGCCGCCTCTCTCAACAGGTCCGGCACCTGATCGTTTACCGTAGCCATATCGAGCGCGATCAACTCTTCCTGTAGTGCCGACCGAAGTGCGGCACGTCGTCTCTCGTGTGTGTTGCTAGTCCAGGTCATTGACGCGATCCTTCACTAACGTCGATAAAACCTCCTGTAACCGTTCAATCGAGAATGGCTTGGTGATCACCGGCGCCTGCGAAAGTGGCTTCAGCCCATCCACCGCCGCCCCCAGGGCCGTGGCAAACGCCAGCGGGATGCCACGAGCATGCAGGATTTCGGCAATGTGCATGCTGCTCTCACCACTGAGATCGATGTCTAGCAAGGCGACGTCGGCCTCTACCGTCGGCGCCTTTGCCATGGCCTCGTCGAAGGTCACCGCCGTCACCGTTTGATAGCCAAGTTCTTCGAGAATGTCCTCCATCAGCATGACAAGTATTGGTTCATCTTCGACCAAAAATATGCGCAAGGCACCAATCCTCCTCAGAAGGTGAAAGACTTAATGGCCTGTTCACTCGTCGTTTACAAGCCTAAATGCATTTCACAGTTTCAGTCCGCGAAGCTGGTCTAGTTCATTGAGATAAACTAGTTTCAAGCGATCGGGTGAGGCCAAAGTGACACGATATTCTTCGGTCGCGACGCGGAGTGCGCGAATGCGCTCGGCGACCTCAGCAGCGAATTCCTGCGTCCAGCGATAGGTCGGCAGGCTTACGATGCGCTCCAACTGCGCTGCATCGACAACGATCTTTCTCGGCTCCAATGTTTTTGTCACGTCAAGCTGTAGCGCCGCTCGATCGACGAACGTACCGAGCCGTTTCGGGAACTTGGCTTCGAATAGAGCCGCCAGTGCTAGCCAATACGTCAGTTCGTAATTGCCGTCGGCGAGTAGCTTCTCGAAACGCGTGGTATACCAGCCAAGTCGCCACGCTGCGAAATCGCGCACTAAAGCCTCTGGACAGTCATAGGTCTGAATTGAGGCGCCGTCCCAGCCGAGTACGACGATGCGTTCAGTCACACGTTCACGCAACTTGAAGAAGTCGATGGCAGCTTGTTCGCTCCATCCAGCGATGGTCCCACGCTTGAACTTGACGGTGATGTCGATGGCGTCGGTTGAGCGATCGGTGTAGCCGTTGATCTGATCAGCGTCTTCCATCGCGATCAATCGCTTGCGGAAGGCTTCGATGCTAAGCCCCGGCGGCAGTTCCGTGATCCGCACGGTGCTGGTGTCCACGACCGAGACCTTGCCAGATAGCTGCCACTGGTTCGCTCCAACGGATTCGATGCTGATATCGTATTTGTCGTATGAGGGTATTAGCGGGGCGATCTTCTGCCCACGCAACGCCTGCTTGGTGGCGTCGATGAGGTCGCGCAGGGCGTGCGGTAGGATGTTGGTGGACCAGCCGACGGCGATGCCGCTGACGCCATTCAGCAGCACCGTGGGGATCAGCGGCAGAAAATGCTTCGGTTGCTGGTTCGAGCCGTCGTAATTGTCTTCTAGCGGGCAGAGAGCAATGTCGTTGTAGAGGAACGCCTGAGCGGCTTTGGAACGAGAAACCGAAGTATATCTGGCAGCGCCAAACTCGCTCACACCGATCCTTGAGCCAAATGCGCCATGCGGCTCGACAAGACATACGTTGTTGCAATATGGCGCAGCCATCATGCTGATTGCGTTGTTAGAAGACGCATCTCCGTGCGTATACAACTTGTCAGCCAGCAGCATGCCAGTTAAGGCCATTGTTTTAATTTTTTCGGAGCGATTGCGCAATAGCCACAGCACCATACGCTGAACGTGCTTAAGACCATCTGTAATGGATGGAATGGCTCGATTGGACGCGACGTAGATCGCATATTCACGAGACGTATCTAGAACATAATCGCTAATCACGTAATTGTCCTATAAAATAGGGAATATTTAATTCCGGATTTTCAGAGATATGATTTTGCAGTGTGCCGGTTGCCGGCTCAGATTCCGATCCAGGCTCTTCGATCTGCTGCGCGATCCTGATCGAATAAAAGATTGAGTACATCTCCGAGTTTGCCGTCGTCGATCACCGGTAGTGCTTTTGGGTTCTGGAGCGCGTGCCTCCAGTCTTCCTGTTCCAGCGCTGCTAGACCCTTGGCGCGAACAATCTCCCAGCCCTTTACGCTCATCGGATCAAACGTATGATAATTGTCGCTATACCAATATTTTCTTTGTTTGCCCTTACAAGCGATGATGAGCGGTGTATGAAAAATATAAATGAATGGTTCCTTTTGCGGGTCGAAAAGTTCCGGCCAACACTTATGGAAAAACAGCAGCAATAGTGAGGCAATCGATTTTCCGTCTTCGTCAGCATCCGTCGTGATGTAAATCTTGCCGTAGCGCAATGCGTGCCGATTCGCCCGCTCACCCGGAACTAGTCCGATAGCACCCATGAGTTTAGCCAGTGCTTCATTTTCCAGAATTGTTTTGTTAGTGACGCCGTGCACGTTTCTCACCTTCCCACGTAAAGGGATGGCTGCACAGGTTTGCGGATCGCGGGCAGCACAGCATCCCGCAACGGCCGATTTGCCTTCTGTAATGAACAAAATACACTTGCTGCGATCAACGCCGCAGGCGTCTTCCAAGTCTTCAATTTTCTGCCGAAGGTTCTTCTTGCCTTGCTTTTTTAAGTCGCGGCCGTCTTTGGCCTGTGTCCGTTCGGCGCAGCGAGCGTAGATCGCATCGATCCACTCGGGGTGCTTCTTGATGACCGTTCGGAAGAACTCCGGATTGTCCAACATTTTACGAACCCGTGTGCCGACGTGTTCATTGATCAGTCGGCTTTTCGACTGACTGTCGTAGCTCGGCGCCGCCATCTCCAGGGTGGCGTAAATCAATAGACCATCCCCGATATCGGCACGGTTCGGTAGCAGCTTGCGTTTTTTGCTTTCACGCTCCAGTGCCGCGAGCAGCCCGCTATGAAAGCCGCGTCGGAAGGCATCGATATGCGTGCCGCCGTTGAATAGCGGGATGGCGTTGACCAGTGAAAACGCGAACTCGCCTTCCGGGACGAATTCCGGCAGGAGGAAAAATTTGGCCTTGAATTGCTCCTCGTCGATGTCAAACGCGATTACGTTTTTCCCGAATGGTGACTTCGCCTCGACGCGTTGGCCGTTATACGTCAGATGCAATTTTGGGTAGCACAGCGCGACCTCGCGCATGCGCGCCGCGATAAAGCCTTCCGGCAAACGCAGATCGTGAAACACCTTGGGCGATAGCTTGCAGGCGATACGGGTGCCGGTCTTGCGACTCGTCGTGCTGGCGATCTCCGGTGGCTCGGCCACATGCAGGTCTTCACCGTCAGCGCCAACATCTTCGCGGAAGCGTTGCTTGAAATGTTTTTTGTCCCGCCGCACCTCAACCTCGAACCATTCCGACATGTAGTTGACGCCTTTCGCGCCGATGCCGTTGAGACCGCGCGATTCACCGCGTTCCGCGACGAAATTGCGTCCTGAGTTCATCTCCGAGAGCAGCACAGTGGCGGCGTGCTTTTGATGCTCGTCGGACCATGCGATGGGGATACCACGTCCGTTGTCGGTGACCGAGAAAGTCATCGACGCCTCATCATACGTCACATCAATGCGGTCACCATGACCGAAGAGTATGGTTTCATCTAACGCATTGTCGAGGATTTCCCGGAAGGCGGTGAACACGGCCGGGACCCACGTCGTCTCGACGAGCTTGAGTCCCTCGGCGCTATATTCCGGGACCACCTGCCGGTGCGGATCGCGTGATCCAAAGAGGACTTCAGCCCTCAACCGCGCGTGAGCGTTCGCGGATAGCTTTTTCCATTCTTCTGTCATCTATCGACACTCTAAAATCTGTGATGATTTAGACTGAGCTTAGTAAACGCGGCGGCTTATGCATCCGAAACGCGATCAAATGCAATAAATATCGTCAAACGCGGCAAGGTAAACAGCGATGGCATCAAGCATTCAATACTACGCGGTCACCGTCACCTCGGCAGGGACCGTGGCGGCGCCTGGAGACGGGTTCCTCGATCATAAAAAGATTGAAACCTACTATGCAAGCACCGCGAACGCATTCGAGACCACGCCGACATCGCCATCAACCCTGACTTACGCCCTGTGTAAGGCCAAACGCCGAGCCAATATTCGTTATCACGAGATCATCCGTCAATTGCAGCTTGTGCAGGATTGTTGGATTGATCCGAACTCGCTAACAGCTACCGGCGCTTCTGGTGTCGCCGAGGCCACCTCGTTTGCGTTCCAGTTGATCGCTATGTTCGGTGACGCCGCCTGGGTCACTGCCGATGAGCTAAACGCCGGACAATTTCTCACCGGGCAGAACTGCATCAAGCGGTGCATCGCCCGCGCGCTCACCGCTGACATCTACCGCGAAACTGACGTGTTCGATCCGTCGTCGGCCACATCGGCTGGTAACAACACCGCGAACATTATCCGCTATGGGTCGCGAATAAATGTTGCATCTGGGTTTGAGATTGGGCCACATGTCACTGGCGCCCTGTCTTCGGCTCTACCGACCGCAGCGGCGCTTGTGTCTATCTCGCTGCTTCCCTGAGGAGTGCTATGACAACCGACCCAACATCACTCGCTGAGCTTGTCACCAAAAATTTGAAATCAATGACGATCTCGGCGTGTGGTCAGTGGATTACCTTTACCACCGAGTCCGGGGAACAAATTAACTTCAACAGTAACGGAGTGATCAGCGTCAGCGAGGACTATCGACGGGAGTACTCGCCACCTAACGAGGACGCTGTAACCTTCGCGCTGCGCAAAGCTTAAAGTAGTTCATAATTCAAGCCAAGAGGCGTCATGGCCAGCCAACATCAGCTTCAATGTTCATTCTGCGGGCGCTCAGCAAAGGAAATCGGCAAGCTTATTGCCGGTCCAGGTACCGCACCGGTATCTTATATCTGTGACCAATGTGTCGCGCAGTGCGTTGACGTCCTGAAGGACGTGACAAAGACGGAGAAACCAACGGTCGGCAAGTCAGCGCTGCCGTCACCGAGTTCGATCAAGAGCTTCCTGGATCAGTATGTCATCGGCCAAGACCAAGCCAAGGAGGTGTTGGCTGTCGCCGTATATAACCACTACAAGCGGCTGGAACATCCCGTTATCGAAGACGTGGAGATTGATAAAACAAATGTACTGATCGCGGGCAATTCGGGCACCGGAAAATGCACCGCTTACGAAACGAAAATTCGAGTTAGGATGTAGAACAAAAAGCTGGGTCGTGCGACCCAGCTTTTTTCTGGCTATTGCGCTCGCGACCAAAGTGGCTGGTGAATGATCTCTCAAATTACTTCCTACAAGCTAATGGACTATTCATAGCTTATTCATATGATCGATAGCCTAAATACCTTCATGCGCTATCTGGAACTCTTTGAGGCTGACTACGATCCGCTCAAGACCCAGCATTCAGTCTCGTCGTTTCTTTATAAAGATGGACAATTCATAGCAGTTCCCTATCAATCACATCTCGATGTCCTGGGACGGGTATTCGATGTGGCAGTACCGCCGTGGAATGACGACAGCGACGCTCGGATGGAGGCGTTCGATCAGTTGACGTGCATGGCGGTGCAGTCTGGCGTTGTCCAGGGGTTGTTCCAACCGGGAATCGGCGATCAAAAGACCTATCTGGACCTGAGAGGCAGCCTGAAAGCCTGCCGGCAAGCCTTCGCCGCGTTCCGTGCGACGTATCCCAACCTCATGGCGAGGGTCGATGCGGTATCCTATGATCTCTTGGACCCAGACGGCAAACGCATTGAAAGCGATATCATCGAAGGCAAGAACATCGATCGCAAGTTCGGGCGGCGTTATTAGCTTGACCGACGGTGGCTCTTTGTTATGATTGCCCCGTTACTCATGCCATTTCAGATTACATTGAGGACGCGTTTATGCAGGAACTAGTAACGACCATCGGCGCGGTTTTTGACCGTGTGGCAACACTAGAAAACCATCAATTCCAGCTAGACCAAGAATTCTTCCAGCGGACACCAATTGAAATTCAAAATGAGGACGGAGAATGGTGCTCGGTGCGCGGCCTGATTATTAAACAAGACCGCATTCGTCGCCTCGCTTGGTCTGACGGATCGGTAACCCGCTGTGCCGACCAGCACTGGATTCGCACCCACGGAGACCATTGCCGTTTGGCCGCCAGCTTTGAGGTTGGCGATGAGATCGAACGGGCTGACGGCGTGCTGTTGCTGTGCATGGAGAACATCCTCACCGATGCCGTGGAGACCGTCTATGACCTGCAAATCGACACACCGTCGCATCTGTATCAGACTGCCGACGGCGTCGTGCACCATAATACGCTTCTGGCGCAGTCGATCGCGCGCATGCTCGACGTCCCAATCGTTTCCTATGACGCGACATCGCTGACCGAATCGGGCTACGTCGGAGCCGATATAGAAGACACTATCGGCCGGCTGTTGCAGGCGGCCGACTACGATGTCAAGCGGGCTGAGCGAGGAATCGTCTTTTTGGACGAGATTGACAAGAAGGCCAAGCGCGAGGCGACCGGCACAACCACCCGCGATGTCGCCGGTGAAGGCGTGCAGCAGGGTCTGTTGAAACTGTTGGAAGGCACAGAGATCATGGTTCCGGCTAGCGGCCGCAAAGGACCGAACGCTGAATTGGTCAAGATAAACACGCGCAACATCCTGTTTATTCTCGCCGGTGCATTCGTCGGTTTGGACAAGCTAGTCGCCAAGGAACTACAAGGTGAGCGCGGCATTGGTTTCGGCGCCAACGTCGTTCACGGCGTTTCTGAAATGCGCGACTGCTTAAGCAAAGTTGAACCTGATCATCTGATCAAGTATGGCCTGATCCCCGAACTTGTTGGACGTGTGCCGGTGATTAGCGTACTCCAAGACCTCGATGAGGATCAGTTAGTTGAAGTTCTGACCAAGCCGAAGAATGCGATCGTCAAGCAATACGTCAAGATGTTTTCGCTCGATGGTGTGGCGTTGAGCTTCGATGATGAAGCGCTGCGTGAAGTGGCGAAGATTGCCTATAGGGGCAAGACCAATGCACGCGCGTTACGCGGTGTCCTGGAGACCAGCTTGTTGCGTACGCAATTCCAACTTCCCGAGTTGCGGGACGCTGGCGCCGAGCAAATCATCGTGCATCTCGAAACGATTTCTAATGGCACGCCGCCGGAAGTGGTTTATAAACCCAAAAAGCAGGCGGCTTCGGTCGCAGCGCACACGGCCGCTGGGGCCGTGTGATGAACGGAATAAAGCAACGATGATCATTGGTGTTCCAAGGGAAATTAAGAATAACGAAAACCGCGTCGGGTTAACCGACGCGGGTGTCGCGCGGCTTGTGAGTGAGGGGCATATGGTGCTCGTCGAGTCAGGCGCTGGGCTCGGCAGTGGTCTTGACGACCGCGACTACAGCGAATCGGGTGCATCAATTGTCGGTCGCGACGAGGTGTACGATGACGCCGAGATGATTATCAAAGTCAAAGAACCGCAGCCGGACGAAGCGACACTGATGCATGAGGGGCAAATTCTCTTCGCTTACCTACATCTGGCCGCTGAGCCACATCTCGCGCACATTTTGCTGGGTCGGAAAATTAAGGCGGTTGCCTACGAGACGATCACGGCAGCCGATGGCAGTTTGCCGCTGCTGATGCCGATGAGCGAGGTCGCGGGTCGCATGGCGGTTCAGGTCGCGGCGAAATATCTGCAACGCGACCACGGTGGAAAAGGGATATTGCTCGGCGGCGGCACCGGCGTGCCTCGTGGTAAGGTTACGATCATCGGCGGTGGGATTGTCGGCTTCAACGCAGCGAAGATCGCGGTTGGGCTTGGAGCCGATGTCACAATCATCGACATCAATCGCACGCGGCTCGAACACCTCGATAATATTTTTGGGGGACGCGTGCAAACTCTCGATTCGACGCCCAATCATATCCGGACAGCGGTGTGGCAATCAGATGTGCTGATCGGCGCGGTGCTGATACCAGGGTCGAGAGCGCCAGTGCTGGTCCCAGAATCGCTCGTCAAGGCCATGGAGCCCGGCTCGGTTGTTGTTGATGTTGCGGTGGATCAGGGGGGCTGTATTGAAACCTGTCATCCGACCAGCCACGAGAATCCCACCTTCGAGGTGGATGGGATCATCCATTATTGCGTGCCGAATATGCCGGGTGTCGTGCCTGAGACCAGTACACAGGCTTTAACCGGTGCGACCCTGGGTTATGCCAGCCTGATCGCTCGGAACGGCCTGGAGGCCGCCGTGGCGGGCAATGCAAGCCTGCGCCAGGGCGTCAACCTGTACAACGGACACGTGGTCTATAAGCCGGTTGCTGAGGCTTTGCAGTTGCCGTACCTCTACCAAACAGATTGGTTTAGGTGATCGATGACTGAAGAAACCCGTAATCTGGGTCTGATCCTGGAATATTACCAGCACCAGGATCACGACCTTCGCTCGGTGCGACACGGCTACTTAGATGCCGCACAACTGTGTGATGCTATTGCCGCCGATATCCGGGCCGAACATACAGTAAAAGACAAGGTAACGAAGCGTGGTGAAGAATTGGCACAAGCGGTGACGCGCGCTGGCGACGCAATCTGGCTCATGCGTCGCGATCTGCTGATCCAGCAGTGCCGCAAGGAACGCGGACGTCCACCCGCCTGAATGTCGATCAGGACGTCTTTCACTGCTCCCGCCAGCCTGTTAGGGTCAAGCCACCACAGGGTGGCGGGAGATGCCATGCTCAGCAAGCAGGCGAAACAATTTGTCAAACACGCAATCGGAACGTTTATTGGACTAACCATGACTCTGGCGCTATTCTGCGGCACGCTGTGGTTGGTCTGGCACGCGCTGCATGGCTTAACGTAGGCCACCTTCCGGCAAATTGCATATATAAACGCATATCATGGATAATCATTTCCAGATAACATTTTAGGACACTCTTGGATCACGACTTGATAAATGAGCGCATTCGAGCCCGCACCGTGCGCTTGGTTTCCGACGGCGGACACAGCACAGTTCTGTCTTTCACCGAAGCCCTCGGGCGCGCTCGCCGGCAGGGCCTCGACCTGATGATGGTCGCCAGCGGCGAACCGCCGGTATGTCGCATTATCGACGCGGCGCGTTATCGTTTCGAGCGCAAGAAGGCCGAGCGCGAGCAGGCCCGACGGCAACGCGAAATGGCGATAGAGACGAAAGAAATCCAGCTTCGACCCGTTACTGATCAAAATGATTTGCTAGTTAAAGTGAAGCGGGCAAAGACCTTTCTCGGCGAGGGTGACAAAGTGCGCGTCACCGTGCGCTTTCGCGGCCGTGAGCGGTCGCACCGCGACTACGGCCGGCGAATGATCGAGCGGTTCCTAATTGAAGTTGGTGAACACAAAGTCGATCGGCCGATGTGGGACGGTGATTCGGACACCACCATCATCCTGGCGTCGGTGCTGTCGAAGGCTGATCTCGTTAAGCAACGAGAGAACAAGCCGACCTAACTGCGCGTCGTTTGCTGTCGCAATTACGAGCCGCTCGATAGAAGCTCCTTCACCTGATTCGCGTTCGGGCTGTTGCACCGCCGGCCGTTCTTCCAAAACTCGACATAGGTCCACCGAATCACCCGGTGGAGGTAGTCGCCGCGCTGGCTCCGCCCGACCGCGAGACGGTCCGCTAAACCAAAACCGAACCATTCCGGCTGCGCCGGTCCGACATAGGCTACCGGCGTTCCCACTTTGACGCCTTTCGGTAATTCGCGATCCTTAGCGGTGTGCTGCGCCACCGACTTCCCCCAGTTGGGGGAAGCCAAGAACGGGCACACCTGCAACGCATACTCGCCGCATTCTTGGTGAACTGGAGGGTCGATAAAGACCCCGTCTTCATGCAGGAACGCGCGCGATCCGCCGACGAACCACAGGTCCTTTAAGCGCTTGCCGCAGATAGAACAGAGGCGCTTTCGCTCGCATTCAGCAATCCGCCGCGCGTCGTTGTGGGCGAATAGCGGCGAGCCTGATCGATCACGCAACACGATGTAGGGGATTGGCAGGCCGCGTCTGTCTCGCTCCAAGGTACGCAAGCTCTTCGGAATCTCAACAACACGGCTGTCGGGCATGCGTGTCTCGCGCTATCGCTGTTGGGTCGATTGTGTAGTGACCTCAGCCTTCGTCCGCTCGGCAAGAGGGGTCATCCCGACGCTCCTCAGCCGGATGTGTTTGCGGGTCCATTACCCCGAACTGTCAGCTAATGCAATAGCTTTCTGTATTTGTTGAACGCTTTTCGCATCAGCCAACAATGCACGAAGGCCGAAATGTAACTGGCGCGGAAACTTACCCCAGGTGAACCACTTGGCGGTGCTGTTTTCCCAATTGAGTTGGGGGGCAAATTCCGACTCTACGACCACGAGGAAGTTAAAATAGCGAAAATCTGCTTTTGTAAACACGTACAGCGGAATGACGTCCATACCGCCGGTGTAACCGCATTCTTCGACGACCTCGCGGCGTACGGCGCGCTGGCGGTCTTCGTTGCCATCGATCGTGCCCCCAAAGGTTCCCCACAGTCCGGGTTCCTGAACATGCTCTGAGCGCAGGCCGAGCAGGATGCGACCGGTGTTCCGCGCGAGGATGATGCAGCCCGCCCCCTGTACGACGCTCGGCGCGGCTTCTAATGGGCGGCGTCCTTCTCCGATGTGAGGCGATGATCGACGAAAGGTGCTACTGAACGCCGATTTCACCTGCCGCGATGAAAATGCCCCCCACGTGACCGTATGATCCTCCCAGTCACGGATGCCGTCAAACCCGAGCAGCTTGAATATTTGAAAGATGGCCGCACTGCCGCGTTTGCCGAAGTAGGTCGCCGTCTCGAACCAAAAATTATGAGGGCTGTAGTGCGGACCGCTCTCCTCCTCGCTGCGCCCCTGCTGTACCACCGGCAGCAGAGTTTGGGCCTGGGCGATACGCGCTTTGTTGTACGCTTGGGCGAATACCGCCTGGAAAAAGCTGTTTACGGTGACCGTCCTCGGTAGTTGGTCGGCGAGCAGCGGCCGTTCGATGCGCATGAACACCGGCATTACGGTTGGGTGACCACCCGTATCACCTCGAAAACTGGCGTATTCCGACGCCAAGCGCGCCCCGTGTGAGGCCCAGATAATCCCTTGGAAGCTGCTCACATCGGCACCCGTGCCATGGTAAACGACCGCTGGGCTACCGTCACGACGGCACACGCGGCTGTTGCCAAACCATCGTTTGAATGCCGGCGTGTGGACGATGTCGGGCTGCACAAAGCCGTAATCGTTCAGTCGGAGGGCGGTCACAGTCTCCGTGATAATATCAAGGTAGCGCATGCGTAGACTAATGACTCCGGTCGGCTGGCTTGTCGCATTTGGTAACCTTATTTACCTCTAGAAGACTATGATCAATTGGTTGACGATTGGTTTGATGTGGATAAAATGTCGAGCCGGTCAATCTGGTTCCTGTGGATCGGCGCCTATCAGGGGACGTTTATGGTTGACAGCAAGGTCGTGAAGCCGGGCAATGTCGTCTACGATGTGCATCGGAAGAAAATAGACGACCCGCCACAGCCGTACCGCGCGCGGTGGCGGCAACGGCACACCAACCCGGCGGGGGTAAAATGACAACTCTCACACCCGCGCGGCAGGCGTTTTTGCGCGCGGCGCTGCTTAACGGCGGCGAGATCGTCCGCGAGCGGGTCAATTTTTCCGGCCGG